TGGAGAGCACGCCCTTAAAATCAGGACAGCCAGCTAATCCGTATCGCGTGTTGACTGAGGGTTGCTCGATGCAGAGCGGGGTCGGCTTGCGCTTGTCGCACCACTCCTCAAAGCCTCTCAAGGCGTTCGCGATCACGTTCTTCCACCGGCCCTCGTCGGGGTGGTTCGGCGGCTTCACTGGCAGATCAAAGCGCGAGTAGAGGCCGTGCGTGAACGCGAGCCAGTTCAGGCATGCCTCATGACAGCCGATACCCTCCAACCTATGGACTTCAAGAATTGACTTCGGCACGCCTGCCCATTCATCCTCACCAAGAAAGTCAGAAATATAACTGATGGCCTGCGTCACGCTGACGTAGTGCTTGCCGTCGCCGTCAATGTACCACCGGCGCCCGTTGTGGTCTATGGTTTGCAGGGTACTCATGCGGGCCGTCACGACCCTTGTTTGACTGACAGGCCCTTCTGCGTGATCGTCTCGATGCCCAAGATGTCCTCGCCAGAGCGAATCACGCGGCCGACCCTGGCCGTGTCAAGCACAAAATACTTCGGGTCGATTCTGAGCTTATATTGAATCACGTCGGCGTAGGTGAGATGCTCTGGTCGATCGATCGCGATGGTACGGCCGTTAAATATGATGACCGGTAGCTGCCAATCGCGCGTCACCCGCTTGCTGAGCTGCGCGCCAGATGATGTTACGCTGGTATTCGGCGGCGGAGCGATCACCGGCGGAGGCGGGATGATCGGCACTGGCTTGCCTAACAGCTCGGCCTTCTCCTCGGCGCGCTGCACCTTCTCCTCGTACCGCTTGTTCTCCAGCGCCTGCTTCCTGGCCGCCTCCTTCTCGCAATAGTTGTCGTAGATGATCAGCTTGTCGCTCAGCTCTTTGCGCCGCGTGTTCAGCAATTCCTTGTAGGGGCGCGTGACCGCGCGGATCTCGTCGAGGGCATCCAGGTGCGGACGCTTCAGGATTTCCTCATCGTGCTCAAGATTCCTGCCAGCCGTCGAGACGGCCACCAGCATCTCTTCGCCCTCGCTCTTCGAGTCAGGCGAATTGATCACGAGTTCCAAGACAGCCTTGGCGGTCGCCTCGACCGCGTGAGCGGATGGGATGGTCAGGGCTTGAATTGCCATAATGCCTCCTTATTATATTTTACGTTCTCCTGGCAGCACACTCTTTAAGGGCATCGAGAATGGTTGGAAATAGGACAAACAATTCGATTGTATCTCGATCGGCTGGCAGTGACGCGTGCTGGATTAATCGGCGTGTGACTACCTCGATCGCTGCTTGTAATTCAGCTTTCGTCCGAAGCTGTCCAGAGCGATCAATTATATCCATTTTTCGTATACCCTGTTTGCGCTCCGATGGACGGGGCCACTCCTGTGGAAAGGCATGGGCGTCGTAGGTTTCCACGCATTGGAGCTATGTGAGAAACAGGCCTATAATGACTGCATAGATGACCGTCATGATGATTAAGGCCAGCGATCCCCATAAAAGCCAATCTACCCATCGCGTAGGCGACTCGTGATAGAAGCCGACCGGCTCGGGCTGCTGTAGCGTCGGGTCGCGGCGGCTGACAAGACTTGGAGAGCCAATGACCGGCCGCCGCAGATTACAGTACAGGCAGATCGCGGCGAAGGCGCTCTGCGGATCGGTGATGTGGTCCGTGATGCGCTCACAGCGCGGACAGTGCTCAGAATAGGTGGTCATGGCGTAGCTCCTTTTCGATGAGCCGCGAAGTATTCCAGCCGTTCGCCTATCCGAACAAGCTGCGAACTGAGGTTGCGCTTTTCCTGCCACTGAATAGCCCCAGCGCACAGCAGATTCGATCCATCGCCGGTTTCATCACTCGTCTTGTGGCAGGTAAAATGGCCATCCCTTTTGAGCGCGAAGAGAATTTCCGCCCAACGACTCAGCCCCAAACTTGCCCGAAGTTGACGACCTGGCCCGTTTACAGCAAAAGGGCAATCCGCGCACAATTCTTTCATTCGCCATGGCTTCATGATAACTTCCGTTCTGGCTCCGCTTTCATGGCTGCCGCTTCAATCCAGCATGCACAGGCTCGCTGCAAGACGGCATCGGCTGCCCCAGCCGCCGCCACCTCCGCCCCCGCTACCGCCCCCACCGCCTGCGCCGCCGCCGCCACCGCCGCCCCTGCCGCCTGCGCCGCCGCCTGCGCCGCCCACGCCACCGCCTCCACAGCCTGCGCCGCCCACGCCAGCGCCGCCACCTGCGCCGCCCCCGCCGCCGCCTCCGCCGCCTGCGCCGCCCACGCCCCCGCCGCCGCCTGCGCCGCCCCCCACGCCGCCTGCGCCGCCTCCTTGAGCGTCGCAACCGCTCGACATTGTGTTCTCACGGCAGCGGGCAAATCGGGCAGGTCAGCAATGATACGTTGCACCGTGAGGATGGCTAGGCGCGTAATGGTCTCTACCTGTCGAGTGCGAGGCCAGGCGTCCCACTCCCAATACGCCTCCATGACCGGCACAAGGCCAGCGGTCCGGGCTAAATCGTTGGACCACGGCGCGTCATTCAGGGCGCGCAGGTCTGGCCATTTATCCGGGGTATCAGACCATGCATCCCCGACTGCCGCATGAGCGAGTTCGAGCGTACACGCTTGGCTATTCCGCTTATGCTTGCCTCGGAGGAGAAGTCCATTAAACCGGCTATGTAATAAGTCACGAAATGTTTGAAACGGCACTACCGATGTTGGTGTTGGTGTCATATTCTCCTCCTAGTTGCTCCACTACCTTATTTGAGAAACATCGCCCAAAGCACGAATCCATGATACATGATTAGGTATACCCAGCCCAGGATCATCCGCTCTTCCAGATAAACCATGAGCCGCCGCCTTCTTGTCGTAATAGCGCACTCGCCGCTGCCAGCGCTTGAGGCACGTCTGCGCGCGCTTGACGCGAGTCAGCCACTTGGCCAATTGCAGGAGCGCGACGCCGCGCCGCTTCTCCATGATCTCTTCTGGTCTCGGTGCTGGCCTAACTACCTTCTTCTCAAGCGGCATTTCTACCGCCCAGGCGTACAAGCTCTCCCATCCAACATCCCAGTTGTACCGCGGCCCAGCCATCTCGTGGTGCCGCATGCCGCGTGTGTGGGCAAACTCGTGGGCCGCTGTGTGCGCTAACTGATCGCGCTTGCTCTCCACGCCTTCACGATTTACGAACAACGTGATGCGGCCGCTGTTCCATGCGCAGAACTGGCCGATCGACTTTTGCCCGAAAGGCGCATGCCCAAGACGGCGACCGTGCCCGTATTGGATTGTCACGGTCATGCGTTTGCGCTCCGCTGGCTGTAGTTCCTCAAGGGCCACGCGCTGGATGATCGCCCTCAGGTGATCGGTGCGCCAATGGGTTTTGTTGATGAGTCTCATAGCATTTCCTCCTTTAGACCAATTCCTCCATGCCGCTCGCCTGCTCTTCATCTTCTAACGTGCCATGCAGATCGAGCTTCTCGCACTCGCACTTGATCGCATAGCCGAGACTCACGCCATAGAAGGTCTTCGCATACCGCCCACCGCCTGGGATGAACACGCCGTTTTTGAAATTGCCAGACCGGCTCGTCCGCTCGCAGCTTTCTTCTTCGATCTCTAGGCCGTGGCCTTCGCCAACGTGCTCCTTCACATCGTCGGCGTGATCAGTCTCAAATTGAAAGTTCGCCTCTTTCAGTTCATTGCCGCAATCCTGGCAACAATTGACGATGCGGACCTCGGCGCTGACCTGACCCTCGTCATCAACTTCAAGCGAATTCACTTCTGGATCGGCCTCGTCATACCCGACGAACTTGTTGCAGTCTGGACACCTCATAGCATTCCTCCTTGGTTGCGCCCGGACTTGGGACCGGGCTGTTGGTTAGCAGGGACCGAAGTCCCTGCCCCTCCCAGCCTACGTGGCCTGAAGCTCTTTCCACGCGTGCCGATCTAACTCGACGATCTCGCCGCCCAGCTTCTCAAGCTCGGTGCCGCGATCGTACGACAGGCTGTCGTCCTGGGCCGCGCGCGTGATGGCCCCGCTCAACCCGTACAGCGTCAGGTCGCCGCCCTCGATCAGGTGCTTGAGGACCGACACTCGCTCGCCCTCGTTCAGGCCGAACCGCTTGGCGGATAGCTCGACCACCTTCACGGGGTCGCCCTCGATCTCCGCCGCGGTGGCCAGCTCGAACTTCGCCACCATGCGTTCGAACAGCGCCTGGGTGAGCGTGGCCGACACCACGTCATGGACCTTGAGCCAGAAAGCACGGTCGCTCTGCCTGCGCGTCTCGTCGGCGAAGAACTCCTCGGCCAGGTCGCCGAAGCGCTCGTCTTTCTTCCCGACGTGCATGCGGCTCGTCCCCGCCTCGTCCACCAGCGCGATGTTGAAGCAGTGCGGCCAGTGGAGCGACGGCGCCACGCGCACCATGCCTAAGCCCACCTCGGAGTTGCTGATCACCAGCCCTGGGTGGACCACGTGATCGTTGCCGTGCCGCGCTTTGTTGTGATGGATCACGGCCTGGAGTTCTTGCGACACCACCTTGATGTAGAGGCGCCGCTCCGTGATCTCGCAGTCCCTGACCATCCAGCGCTTGTCGGCGATAATCGGCAGCACTGCCTCGGCCAGGTCCACATTGTCCAGCGGCCGGTAGCGCTCGCTCAGGAATGCCCGCGCCTGCCCGTCGAGCGTCCGCACCATGTACTTCCCCGGCTTCGTGCTGAGCCAGTGGTTGACGTTGTCCGTCAGCAACCATGGAGCCTCACCCAAGCATCTATCATAGTAGCTCTTCGGGATCTCCAGCCTCGACGCCAGCTGCTCATGAGCCAGGCTGGTGAGGCCGAAGCGCATACCTCCATTGCCGTTCTGCATGGCGAGTTGTACCGCGCGTCTTTGCGGATCGCCAGCATGGACTTCTTCCAACTGCAACTTGTTGGCTGGCGCGACGAAGTCGCGCTTGCTGGTAGCCTGCCGCTCGATCTCTGCGGCCAATTCCTGTAAGGTTCTTCCTCTCATAGCGTCCTCCTCTTGCGGGCCTCTTTCACCGGAAGTCCTGCGGTGGGCTGCGTCATTGCCTCCCGACCGGCCTTGAAGGCCGGTTTCGTCGAATCTCAGCGACTCATCAGGGGAGTTATCAACATTTAATTTCAAGGCCATCTTTCAACATCTGGTTGATAGCTATCCTAAATGTTTCTTGTTCTGATCTCGTCATTTGAAGCATATCGATTTTGAACCGATACAAATGACGAGCAGTTGTAACCATCGCAGCTCTTACATCTCCTGCTGCATAAATGATGTCATCCTCGCGAATGCTGCTGCTGATAGATTCTCTCGTGCGTGTGCGTTGATTGATTTTCATAGCGCTTCCTCCTTATTGAATGGCACGATAAGCTGCAATTTGCCGCTTAATTGCGTGCATGCTTGCCATGGCTAATCTGGCCGCACGCTCCAGCGTTTGACTGCTCATCCAGTCCAGTGTGGAATGGAAGATGTCTTGCCGCATGATTTCTTCAATCTCGACGGCATCGGCAACCGAACAGCCAGTTGCCTCAACGATTAACTGTTGGTAGTGTCTCATAGCGCTTCCTCCTGAGAGCGGCCCGTGCTCTGCGAGCCCTGTGGCGGTGAGACGCGGCTATGAGGACGCGCCGCTCGCGCCTGCACGGGCCTAGATAGAATGTGTGAGGGAGTCTCATAGCGGTTTCTCATGCTCCTATTATAACCCTTTAAGTGGAGAAGTAAAGCCTTGTTGAAAATATATAGTCCTTACTTATCAATCGGTTAGGATATTACTTCAAGACAAGCTGATAAATCAGGATTGGCTCGCCATCTCGAACCGTTCTACAGATAGCCCTTAAATAGGCTTAAACTGGCGTGGGTTCAGTGAACTATCCTTGAGCCTAGCTCTCCTAAGGACGACCTCAGGGCGCTGGAGCAGGAGGACAGAGGAGTCCTTGGGCGGCCACGAAGGCATCCCGCCCTTGCACCAGCTTATCCTTGTCGGTCCCTGGCGCGGCCTTCTCGATCGCGCCGTTCACGGCCCCGAGGATGACCGGGGCGTACGTGCAGAACGACTTGACGGCTGGTGTCTGACCGGCCGCGCCAAGCCAGCTCTGCACTTGGGCGCAGCCGAAGAGGCTGACCACACTCAGAGACAACACTGCGATGAGCGCGCTTTTCATGGTACCCTCCTTGGTGAAGCACAGGTGAGTGGTTTATGCCGCGTCATCTATTTCTTCTGGCAAGCAGTCAGCGCGGCCCTCAATCTGATCACCTCATCGAACAGGGCCGCATGTTCGTCGATGAAGCCAGGCGTGACTGAGGCGCACGGTCGCTCCAGTGTCGGTCGACATTGAACGGATCGAGAATAGTCGATCGCGTTAGGCGGCGCCTTCTTCGCGCAGCCGGCGATACTCAGAGAACACACGATCAGCAGCATCATAGGCTTGATGCTCAAGGGCCACATCGATCGCCTCCCGCAAATGTTTCAGCTTGGCCTCGCGAGTCATGCTCTTGTATCCATCCGGATCGAGGAAGAACTTGGACCACGTGTTCAGCAGCGTGGCCACGGCGCCAACGTCGCCAGGCATCCTAGCCTCCCTTGCTCACCGCATCGACCGCATCTTCGGCTCGCAATAAAAATACACGTCGCGGTCGCTTTCCTCTTGATACGCCTGGTGCATTTCAAGCGTGAGCTGAGTGCGCATCATGTTGCAAGCCTTCCAGGCACCTTCGCCGGCGTATTCGGCGATGAAGACCTGGCCTCCGCCCTGCGTGAGCAGGACCATCCATAGAATATACACAAACATCGTGCATTGTGAGTCCTGGTCAAAACGTCGGTTAGCCGACCGTGTTCGGCGTTTCCGTTGGGTGCAGTGCGTTGCTCTTATTGGCATCCTTGGCCGCGATCAAACCGAAGGCGACCAGCACGCCGCAGATCAACAAGAGAAGGCTGTTGAACTTCTCTGGCAAGATCCCTGCGTAGCTGGTCCCTGAACAAATCAGCACGCCGATCCCAGACAGCGTGGTCTTGATGCTTGAGAATGCGCTTCCCATTGAGTCCTCCTTCTTGGTTGACTACTTCTTCGCCCGCCCGCGCTGATGCTGATAGAGCGCGTCGAGCTCCCGCTGCGCCTCGCGCTTCTCCTTGTCCAATTGCCGGTATTCTTCTTTGACGGTATCAGGAGCGCCTTTCAAATCTCGGCCATATTGATCCTCAATTTTCCACTGCCGCTGCTGCATTTGATTGACCTGGTCGCTCTGGATCTTCTGATCAAGACGCATCTCGACCAGTAACAGATCGGTCTGGTGAGCGTATCTGCCGTCGAGGTACGTGAAGCTGCCCCACAGTGAGCTGACGATCACGGCCAGGCTGCCGACGGCCGCGCCAACCAGCTTCATGGATGACTCAAGGTAGAACATTGTATGCGTCGTTCGCTAACACCGTCTTGAAGGATGCGCGCCGCCATTCCTCTGAATTTTGCTTTTCAAGCTGGACGGCATGTCGAGGCACAATGCCTGCCGCTCCTGCTCAGTGAGCGTGCTGAGGTACGTGGTTTCTCTCTGGGCCTCGGTCAAGTCTTTCAGACCGTCGATCATCGCCGTGTGAAGTTCACCGATACCCCAGTGATGGTACAGAACCACGCCGCTGTTGACGAGTGCGAGCGCGAGGAAAAGGATCACAATCGTCGTTAACGGTCCACTAGCCTGCAGGGAAGCCGCGCCCCATCCCAGTTTGAGCGAGTTCTTATTTTCCGGTGCCGTGTCGTTGCCCATATTAGTTCCTCGCTGGCTATCTCGAAATCCCTAGTCCCGCTTTGATCAATGCCTCGGCTAAATCTTCGCCTTGTTCATTCTGGACTTTCGCCAAGAGGCGCCCGAACGAATCTCGTTTGCACGCCGTCAGGTGGATCGGTCCTTGGGCCAGCCAGTGCTCCGTGAATTGTTTGGCCGCCAACCCTGCCTCAAGGGTCGCGGTTTTCAGCTCTGGCGCGTCCACGCCGAGCAGCCTCACGCGCTCGACTGCCGCCAGGCTGAGCCAGATCGACGCGCTCACATCGAACGTGTCGCCGTCGATCACGCGGCCCGGCAGCGCCGTCACGGCCCAACATAAGATCAGAGCCAGTGCGTGACCGAGAGGACGATGCATCGCTACTCACTCCTTTGCTTCTTCTTGAGTAACTCCGGCTTCAACGCCGTTCTTGTCAGCCATCTAGACCTCCACCTGCAGCGTCGAGACATCTGGCATCCGCAGACCGAGCGCCTTGAGGGTGAGCGACCACGCTGGCTCTTCCAGGTGCCCCTTGTCCCACCCGAGGTAGCGGCCCCACGGGTCGCCGAGGGCGTCGAGGCCAACCTTCGCCGCATAGCCATAGAGGATCTTCCACACTTCGTCAGGCGTCTGCCATTGAGGCCGTCCGGCCACGTCCACAGGCACGATGTCCGTCGCCATGGCTGCCGGCTGCCCGGCGAGCGTGACGACCTCGTGAGGGCTGCTGCCTGGCGATGCCCGCGTGACGACGAGCCTCACGTCGGTGATCTCCCACAAGCGCGTCGCCAGGTTAAAGCGCCGTCCCAGCCGCCACTTGCTGAGCTGCTCGGTTGGCGTGGCCGCGCCCCTGACGATCAAGAGATCGTGCCCATGCGCCATAGCCATGCGCAGAAACTCCTCCATTCTGGCCCGGTGCACCGGATGTGCTCCATCGAGCCGTTCGAGGTGGCGATGCTCAAGCATCACTCATCTCGCTCCAACAAATCTGTGCTCTGCTTGCAGCATTTGGCGCCTGATCTCGTCCCAGATGCGTTCGTAGTCGTTCGGGTTAGGCGGTCGAGAGAGACGCCGGTGCTGTGTGATGACCAAATCGAGCCTATCCCCGCAATTCACGCAGGCAGCGAGCCACAGGCTCAGGTCGCGTTTGGTGCACGGGACGTACTCTTCGCGCAAGAGCCCTCCGCATCGTGAGCACTGATCCAGCATAATTCAATCTTTGCAGGCCACGGGGATTCCAACGACGGTGAACATGCGGGCAAGCGCTTGCCACCGTTGCCGATCCTGGGTGGTCTGATTCAACGTGCCTCCCACGGTCCGCTCATTCAAGGCGAGCCATTCGGCATAGAGCGTGCAGACCTTAGGAGTTATGAATTGCTCGGTTGGCATTCGTGCCGGCACTGTTACCGATCCGCTTGCTTTCTGAAAGATTTCTTCGCGAGTCGCCCCGTGTCGCACAATCCCGAGCGTGGAGTGAGGGGCATAGACCGGACATCCATACTCGGCCACGTTGGTGTAGAGTTCAACTTGGCCAGAGCATCGGAACAGCGTCTCGGCGAGAACGAAGGTCGCTGCCATGAACCCCAGAAAGATAACAACTGCTATCATCAGAAGCGTCAGCAATTTTCGCACGGCGTGCCTCCTTGGTGAAGGGTGGTTACGGTTCGATCGTCCAGTTTCCGACTTTGCCAATGGCCTGCCACTTCCCGGCCGTGAAGCACGCCAGTGCGATCCACGCGCCAACATCCGTGGCGCCGAGGTATTTGCCTGCCACCTGATCTGTGAGCACCGATGAACCAAGCGGGGCGGTTGCCGAACCGCTCGTGAAGCTCAACGAAAAGAGTTCGGTGCCATTCGGATCAACCCTAATCTGCAGCGCCGCGGCCACGTAAAACAAGAAGCGCATGCCGACAGTGGCAGGTGGGAGCGTCAAGGTGATGAAGGTCGCCGTCCCAAGATTGTCGAAGATGGTCCACTGATCGGCTGGGCTCACCAAGGTGTAATTGCCTGTTTTACTGACGCGGTTCCACATGCGATCGGCCTCCTCGATCTCCAAAAGAAGAAAATCCATGGCGGGCATCCGCTGATCGACGGCGTGAGCTGGTTGGTAGTTGGCGCTGACCAACTCACCGACGACCCTCGGAGCCATGCGATCCTGCAGGCGCACGCGATCCCCGAATTCTAGATCCGCATGGTGCAGGCGAGTCCGCCACGAAATGACATTGCGCCGGCGACTGTACAGGTTCATGTAAAGGTTGGCGATGGCTGAAGCGTGGGCCGATGTCGTGATGAAATTGCAGAAAAATAATTCAGGTTGTTCTTTGATGCCGTACCTGGCCTGGCTTGAGGTGTCATCGCGCGCCTCAACGCCACGATAGGATTCAAAGCTCCTGCCCTGCATCCAATCACGATCGTAGCGGAGATTCATTTTGTTGATGATCCACTCGACTGGCACCGGACGCACGTCAGCCGATCCATGGTCCTTCTGCAGAAAGGCCAACCTGTGTGTCGTCACCTGCACGCTCGGCGAAAACAAGCGCTCACGAAATGTAATGGTGGCGCCGCCGGCCTGAAATTTCAGCCAACAGCCAGCCTCGAAAGCCAGCCGTGCCGCAATCGCCGACACCAGCCCAGGTTCTTCTGCCACGTTCCCGTTGAGTTGATAGACGGTGTCCATCTTCACGGCAAGATTTTGAGAGGTTTTGATAGCGGACAATGCAATGCCCAACCACACATTAAGGAAATGCTTCAAGACATCTCTGGCAAGCTGGATCAGCGCGTTCGGCGTTCCAGTATAGGTTCCGCTTGCGTCATCCTGGTAGCCTTGCACGTCGGCGTAGACTGCTGAGCCAACGACAACGTCAGCTGCGCTGTTGCCGGTGACTGTGCCACTCTTACTTACTGACGATCCTCGAAAGGCTGATCCCGTTTTGGAAATACTGGATGGCCCAAAACATGTTCGGCTGACACTATTAATCTGACAAGTGCCATTAAACACCGTAAATCCTGCCATATTCCACGCCAATGTATTGCTCGCCGTGGTGAGGGAAAAATTAGGAGTGATTGACCATATTCCATTAAAATATGACGCCACAACAAAGATTTGCCCGCCATGCAGGCACTGAATTTGAGCGCCATTATTGACCGACCCTGAGATGTTGAAGTTGACGGCGTAATCATAACGAGATGGCGCAAACGATGGCGCTGCGAAGGATGTGTTGAATTTATTGCCATTTGAATTAAGCGGAAACGAACCGCTATTCCCGGCGACCGGACTTTGTGATTGTGATTGATCTTGAGACGTCTGGAAATTGATATTATCGCCGACAGTTAAATTATCTGCTACCGCAATCGAGTCGGCGATCGCAATCTGTTTTTGTAACTTCTCGGTTGTGTTGATGCGGATTCTGGTACGCGCAATTCCGTCAGTCGCGCCGGTCCAGTTTAATTCGACCGTATAATCGGTGCCAGGCACCGTAATTGGCTCGCCACGATCTCCAGTCACATAAACTTTCAAGACAGCCTTGCATGGGTGACCGGCGATAAGATAATCATAAAAGGTTTGTGTTTGCACAAGAGGGTCCCCGCGTGAATGAACGCCGGCGGTAGTGCCGCCGGTGCCTCTTGTGAGGCCAGTCAGTTTTCCGTGAAGTATGCCATTCAATGTTTCGGTGGTTTTGCCGGTGTAGGTGATCCTTTCGGCACTGATGAAAATGTTGCCTGATGCGGCAAAGGGCGTTTCGTTCTCTGAATAATACAGAACAGTCCCGGCGATCGCCAAGTCGAACGACAAGGTGCTGTTGGGCCCGGCGTCGATGGCGTGGCAGTGGACGCGCTCGATGGAGCCATAGATGACGTTTTCAATTCTGCCGACATCGTCTGGATCAAGGTTCGGAAATATGGAGGTATTAAGCACACGACTGATCGGTTTATCGACTCGCGTCAGGCCATCGGCCAAATCAATCTGCAGCATCAACTCGTCGAGCCAACGCCAAGATTGAATCGTGCCTTCCCACTGCTTGAGCGGAGGATCGGTCGAGGCCGTTAAATCTCGGAACCACAGATACAGAGACACCACGGTTTGCTCTGGCAGATTCACGCTATCAACGAGACGAGTCCAGAAGGTATCCGGTCCTTCTCTCCCGCCAGGTATCAAGAGGGTGATGGATAAATCCCCTCCAAGGGCTGGGGTCGCGGCGAGATTCAGGGTGGCGACGTCATCGAGCGTGCCCCACTCTTTGATCCAACCGCGGACTGTGCGGTCACTTCCTTCCCACGTTGCAACCGTGTAGTTGAAATCACCGACGTAGACAGTTCCAGTCACGAACTCGCACTTCAGAATCGCCACCGGCCGCGTGGCCGACAACTTTTCCGTTTCGCTTCTGAAGTTAGTCGTGAGCGTCAGCATGTTCGGTTCGGTCTCATCTATTTACGGCGGCTCCACCTGCAGTTTGGCGCGTATGCGGAAATGAGGGTTGGCTGGCTCCGTGTACGCTTCAGGACTGAACTGAAAGTCCGTCAAGCGCACTGTTTTCACCAAAGCCGGACTCTCTGAATTGTCGGTGTGCGTGAACGTGTTGAGGCTGTCCTTCACAATCGTATCCTTAAATGTCAAGGCGTCGGTCAGCAGAGCTTTTGTCACATGGGGAAACTCGCAATCAAGCATCTCCAGCGCTGCTAGCCCAAGCTCATAGCTCACGATCGCTCCTCCGGCCAATCGGTCGGTCAGTGACCGAGAGCGGTCGAAGCTGTGTGCGCCGCGGACGATCCCTTTTGCGAAGGTCACCGTCGTTGCTCCACTGTTCCAAATCACCGTTGGCATGGCTCAGATCAGTCCAAGCCGCCGCAATTCAGGCACGAGCACGTTTCTGATCGCGGCAATCACATCAGAGCCATTCGAGAAGGCTCCCGCGTTAATGTTGAAAACCACTCCTCCTTGCGGTATTTGCCCAAGGGCCTGGGTTTCAAGAACATGGAGGCGGGCCAATTGCTGCGAGGCAAGCATCGCTCTGTTCGCACCGAACGTGCCGAGCCAATTCTCAGGTTTCAGTCGTTCCGTTAACACGTACATTTCGTCTCTGATGGCCTGCAGATATTCTTCCGGCTTTCTACTGCCTTGTCCAGCGCCGCTGGCGATGGGCAAATCGCCGAATGGCAAGATTCCTGCCAAGCCTCCTCCACCGCCGATGACGCCTCCCCCAAGGCTGCCTTCCGCGCTAGCCAGATTGCCCACCGCGTCCGCTGCTTGTCCGGCCGCCGCCGCCGTCTGATTCAAGGCAGCGGTGAAATCCTGCTGGGCGGTTGTCGCTTGCTTGGTTTTATCGGCAGCCCCACCCATCGCGGCACCCTGTTGATTCAATGCTGCGTTGGTGCGAGTGATCGCATCGGTGAGTGGATCGCTGACCGACTTCAAGCGCTCGATTGAAGCCGTGATGTCGTCGATGCCTTTCTTGAAGAAATCAGTGGACATGGCCGCTGCTGCTGCCATATCCTCCTGCCAGGCTTTCAGCTCGTTGGCAAAGCGGTCCGTGAACAAGCTGAGGAATTTGAACCACGCGATTTCGACGCGCGCGATCCATTCCCACACCTTGGCCAAGCCACCGACGGCTAGATTCAATGCGCCAAGCATGGCGACGGCTGCTGCTTGAATGCCCACGCCAAGCCCCAACCGCATGTCTTCCAACCGCGCCTTGAAGGCCGCGAATTTATCTGCCGTGGTATTGGTGTCGGTCCCAAGCGCTTTCATGGTGGCCTGCATCTGCCCCATGGAGGCCGTTGTCGCGATCTGAATCTGTTGCTGCTCGGTGAGCGTGTCTTTGTAGGCCGCGGTGATTTTCTTCAACTCTTCAGTCTGGAATTTGGCACGAACCGCCACTTCTTCGTGGCCTTTCATCGCCAGCGTGCTGAGGCCGGTTTGCCTCGACAACTCTTCCATCTCTTTTGAGACCTCGGCGTCGACCTTTGCCTTCAGCTTGGCCGTTTCCGCGGTTGAGAGTTGCGCCACCGCCAGTTTTTGGTAAACCTGCTCCAGATCAACCACGATGCCGATCTGCTTCAAGGCCCGATCGTTGCCGGCCGCCATGCTCGCCTGGAGGCGCTGCATCGCCTCCGGGATGGTGGTCCCCCACACGTCTGCCGCGTGCTCCGCAAATTGCACGAACGTCTGCACCTGGGCCGGAGTCAGCCCTGCCGCGAGGGCGCGACTGGTCACTTCAACTGCCTGTTTCAATGAGAGTTGCCCGCCGGTCAGTTGCTGAATCTTCGGAACCAAAGTCGCCGCCGTCTCACCGTATTGCCTGAGTTGCCTCTGAAGTCGCCCAACGCTCTCCTCAAAGACGGCCGCCTCTTCTGCAACCGAGAAGGCCCCTCGCAAGGTCGCCGCTGTTCCAACGATGGCCGCGGTCAACCCAAGCCAATGCTCCTTGATCTTCCCAAAGGTCGCGCTTAAGCCGCTGGTGGTTTGCGCCGTGTCCTGGTGGAGTTTCTTCATCGACGTCGAGAACTTCTGAATGACCGGCGTGCCGTCGTCCTTCACCGTCAACGTGATCTTGACGCCTCGCGCCATGGTTCACCCTATCGAGGAGCCTGTGGACCAAAGAGCTTCGCGCATCGAAACAGCCGCCGCCGTAGGCCCATGGCCTCGTCGCTCGTCATTTCGAGATCAGTCAACGCCAACGTCATCTCCGTGCCAAGCAGCATCATCGTCGCATAAAGATGCAAAGCGACGAGGTTCATGGTCGACAAAGGACGGCACGGCTCGCGTGCTTGACACGCGAACGGCTGGCCTGAGGTCAGGGCGACCGCTCGGCACTGGTGACAGGTGAGTCCGGGATTGGCTCGCTGCCATTCCGCGAACTCGTCGAGTGCCTGGAGATCGCCCACGTCAAAGGGTCCGGAGCGGCCCCTCCGGTCGCCGCACGCACCGCGAGCGTTGCTATCAACAGCCAATCGAGATCCCGTATACGGTCTTTTGAAAAGGCAAGCTGCCCGTCTGGCCCTTCGATGCCCTGCCATCCCACCAAGGCTCGATCGAGCAATTCGAGCGAGGCTTTCACTTTATCGGCGTGCGTCTTGGCGGTTTCCAAGCGGTCAAAGAAGGCCGCCTCGATGTCAGGTGACAGCCGTTTCAATTCGAAGCTCGCGCCCTCGGTGGCGATTTCATAGGTTTCATTCTGCGTGATGATTCGCAACGCCATGGTTCGTCACCCCTCAGGCAAGGTAATTCAGCTCTGCTTCATCCTCTACCAGCATCAGGCTGTTGGTCATGTTGTTCCTGAAGGCGATCAATTCCACCTTCTGAGAATATGGAGCCTGCCCACCAGTCTGGATTTCAATTTGCCCATCGATCAGGAGTTTCGGGAACAGCGCGGTGAGATATTTCCCGCCAAACGTCCATTGGGCTTTCGCTTGCAACAAGGTGCCGGCCTTCTGCCAGGCTCGAAAGGCGTCGACCGCGTATCTTGGCAACGATAAGCTGACCGTCACGCGGCCTGGACCGTTCTCCAGCGGTTCCTCCGCCTGTTGCTTGCCTGACACGAATTCCTGATCGAGCGGCCTCGTGAATTTGGCGTCAAAGGTGTCCAGCTTGACCGCATCGCCTACCACCAACGCGTCCACAAGATCGCCGATCAAGACGGTGAGATTCTGATGGGTTGGAAAATCCCGATCATTTTTCAAGCCAGCCAGCATCGCGGCCGTGCTCGTCGGAGTTTGATCATCATCGTAGCCCACCAGGGCGTAGGTTGCCCGAACCAGATCGGCAGGGCTCGATCGAATGGTGCAATCCTGGACCTTCATGCCCACGTATTCGTGCACGCTGACCTGCTTGTCCACCGCGATGGTGGCGAACAAGCCTTCGATGGAATTCGCCATGATGAACGAATCGATGAAGGAACCCGACAAGACTCTGGCCGTCGCGTTCTTGGTCGCGTCGTTGGCCCACGCGGCGTCCTTGATTTCAAAATTCCCGCCGGAGGGCACGTCCTCCACTCCCACCTGTATGTTGTCGGTCGCTGACGGCGAATAGGTGCCTTTGAGAACCGCGTGATACGCGGTGGCCGGCGTCGTCGTTGGCGGCGTCGCAAAAAGGAACCAGATCCATCCGCCGTCCAACAAGATGGCCGAGGCGGCGACGGTGCCGCTCGTCCCGTTGCTGATCGGAGTGCCTGATGGATCGCCAGCCGTGTCAGCTTGAATTTCAACGCTGAGATTGCCAGACGGATTCAGGAGCCGCTTCAGCGGGAACGCCACCGCGGCTACCGTTTGGGTGGTCGGCGTGGCTGGAGTCGTGAAAGAGAAACTGAGTTCCTGATTGTCAGCGGCGGCGATCCTGAGCGATACCCACGATTCGCGCAAGAGATTGCGATATTGATGCCCATAGGCCTTGCCAAAGGTCTGCTGCAAGAGGAGATGGGCTGGCTCGCTCGTCAAGAGGTAGCGGACCTGCTCCACCAACGGCCCGCCGCACCGTACGTGGCCCATCTGCCCAAGATATTCTGAGGCGCGACTGCCTTGTCGAAACTCTGACATGAACGGAGAGGCATCGGCCTTGAGGTTTTCACTGATCAAATAGATGGGCTGGCTTGGCACGACGCTTGTCTCAAACACGCTTTGCTTGCCCATCCCCGCCAGCGCCAGCAATTGCAATCCCGTTGGCATGTTGGTGTCCTCCCCTTACGTCGTCTTTCTGCCGTGATCGTAATGAATCGCCAAGGTCATTTCAAAATACGCGAACGGTTTGGCGATGAGGGCCGCGCGATCGGTCCTGGTCGATGGATACTCCGTCCAGATCGCCAACCCATCCCAAGTCTCATCGCTATAGATGGCGCGCTCCACATCGCTGATCGCGCGTCGAACCGTTAACCGCCTGTCCTGATCACTTTTGACCCAGCCGACGATGGTGACCGTGAACAGGTCATGAATGTCCTGGTTGTCCTCTCCCTCCGCCGCCTTCTCGTCGTCGATGACGCCATAGAATGGGAAGCCCTTCACGTCCGTGTGGAACTTATAGTCGCGCGCCACCTCAAGCGGTGTGTACCAGTAAGTCTCTCCTTCCTGAATCGCCTCCAACCGAGCCACGATTTTCTCCACCAATTGCTCGGTGATTGGATCGGTCGGTGGCATGCGTCTAGGTCTTGACTCCCCGCTGTTCTAAAATCGTCGCTTCAACCTGCCTTTCGAGATCGATAATCAACCCCGGTACAATGGCCTCGAGTGCAGGCTTTCTGATAGGTCTTGGCGCGATCGTTCGCGCTGGGATCAGCACCTCTCCTCTCACAAAGACGATCTGCCCGGACGGCGTGAAGAACCGCATCACGGGCGATTCATCGAACTTCGGCCTGATCAGCACGGCTGGCATGTGGGCGCCACCTTCCAAGATGTTCAAGATCAAGGCCCGGTCGACGATTCTCCCTTCGACTCGATCTGCGAACACTTCTGAGCTAACCTTGCCGCGCGCCAGGGCGCGCGCGGTCCGGCCAGATCGACGGCGAATCACGCTCCCAGACGCCATGACCACCATCCTCTCCTTCGCAAATTTCATGTGCTTTTCAATTGGCGCCTTCAAATCAAATCGAAGGGCTTGAGCGGCCTTCTCCAATTCCTCTCCTGTCAACCCTTCGAGCTTTGATGCCCATCTGAGCATCACGGCACCTCAACGTTGTCGAGCCGGTAGTGGTTCAGAATGTCCTGCACCCCTGCTGGCCAATTGTTGTCGAGCAGCGAGATGTTCCCGTCGCCGATGGATTTCGCGCGCATCCCCAGCAGCGAGTGCTCGCCCTTGTCTCTCGCCAGCCAAATCAACTCAATGGCGGCATGGCGCACATCTGGCGGGATGCCAGTCGTGTTGATCTTCGGCGCAGGCAACGTGTCGCCAAGTCCGCCTTGATCGTTGAAGGTGGTGGCCACTCCATCGAGCGCCACCCCGATCAGTCCTTGATTAGGCCCACCGGTCACGCGATAGATTTCATAGCCGATGGCGCCTGCGACTGCCGTCCACGTCAGTTTATTGTAATTGACCGTGCCGAGCGTGGTCGCTCCAGTCGCCGTCGTGCCTTCCAGAGAGGCTTCGGTCGCGCCTCGTTCATTGACCGCGACAATCTTGTAGCCGTAAGCCGCGCTGCCTGGTGTGCCTTGATTGGTGATGACCGGCGTGGGTGGCTGCGCCAATGGCGCGAACCCTCCAGCGTAGAGTAGCCGAATGTTGTTCAATCCGTTCCCGAAGGTCCTGCCGTCCAGTTTGATGATGCCAGCCTCCGCGTGCTCGATGATGTAGTCGGTTGTGGGGATCAGCGTGCTGGCTCCGTAGATCCGCAAAGGATCGTCGTACAGGCTGGCGATGGAGTTGATCGGTGGTTGCCTGACGAGCAGGCGAGATTGACCTGATCGACCGGAGTGGAACTCCAAGATGGTCGCGTTCGCCTCGAACGTTCGGTGGCAGTATTGAGTGAGAAAGCTGCGGACTGCCACGATCAGTCGATCGATCTCGGCATCGTGGACATCGTTATCGATGCCCTTGTACGATTTAACTTCACTTCGAGTGAGTAACATTACCTACCATCGTGTGGTCATTTCCTCATCCGCTTACGTCCGTGCGGGAGAGCGGCCACTTCCGGCGCCTCCCGCACCGCCGTCTCGATCTCTCCAGGCACATCCAGCAACGAGGCATAGCCTTGTGATATCAAATTCAAGGCAATCCGTCGCGGATAGCCGCGCTCCTCGCCGGCATATCGGCCCATGAGCATCCGAACGATCAGGATCGTGTCAGGATGTTCATTAACTGCGATTCTGCCAGACTCGGACATAATCTACATCGAGCACACCGAGCCCCGCGCCGCTCGCCTTCGCCAAGTGGACATAAGGCTGGAGCGCAAGCGTCAGGACCTGGCTCATGTTGAACACGGTGGCCGCGGCAACCTGAACGCCGTCAATAAAGAACCTGACGGCGGATGGAGTCGTGCAGTCAATCCTGAAAATCTTTTTCTGACCAGCCGTGAACGTCACGCCAGTTGCGACCTTTACCGTTTCGTTGACCGTGTCGTCGGTCTCGACCGTGACCTGTCCATTCCCATCAGCCCTGAACCAAATAGATTCAGCGACGGTGTCGGCCACCGCGTTCTTGTCGCCCGCCAATCCCCACACGCCAATGCCCAAGAGGGTCGGCAGAGTTTGCAGAGAGACGCCCATTTCAATCACCAGAGTCTGATTCAAGACCAACGGGCGCTGATTGTTCCAATTGACCCCAGTCTCCTGTGCCTCAGAGGTTACATCGAGCGGTAGCCGCAGCACGCCGTTGGCCACGTCGGCCGCGAGGATCGGCGTGGTGTTGCCGGCGACCGACACGTCCACGTAGTTCCACCGCTCTGGCGGGATCGTATCCTTCCCGAAGAAATCATCGTAGAAGAGAGCGGCCGCGATCGGTAGCACCCGCTCGTGTGTAGTCGATTCGAAAAAGTTGAGGCGCCCGCTTTCATATCGTGCCCTTGTCCCCATGTTTGCACTCTCCTGTTCCGGCCAGTTGGCCGCTCACGAGTGAGCGGAACAGTCAGGGGCCGGGCCCATTCCCGGCCCCGGTCAACCGCCCCAGCTACCCTCAGTCAACAATCGCGCTCTCGACCGTGGCGGCTTTGTACCGCGCCCGGCTCAAGATATAGAGCCCGCACCCGAGCTGCGCGTTCGCTCCGACGTCTGCCACAGAAAGCTGCACGCAATCAAAGCCGTTGGCGATGTCGAGCATCGCCGCGTCGATTTCCACCGCATAGAGCTTCTGGACCTCCGCGTGGTCCGTGTTGACGTACGACGTGGCGGCGGCCTGGACCGCCTTCGTGAAATCACTCACCGCCGTCAGCAGGGCACCAGCCTTATGGTAGATGGTAGTGAACAACAGGTCCTTGATTCCCGTGCCCGCCACGTCTTTCGCCTGCTGCAGCTTGAATACCGGATCTTGGCCGGCCGTGCCGATTGCTGCAAAGAACATGATCGTGCAATGATCATAATTCTTCATCGACACCCAGTCCCCGTTGTTGTCGGCGGTCGAGAGATCGACGGGGATGATCGCCGGCACAATCGCAACAATTTCTGCCAAATAGGATTCACTAGACATGATCGTTACTCCTCTCTGTAAGATTCACCGGCCTGACCATGATCGGCGTGTCGATCATTCAATGCTGCTCTGCCGGTTAGGCCCTCGTCGCCAAACCCACGAACGGGCTCAGCTTGTTGGTTCCCTTGAATGGCGTGAGCGGCGCGTTCCAAATCGGCTGCCCATCGTTCCGCAAGGTGAAGCGGAAGGTGGTCTCGTCGTTCAGGAAGCGCACGTGAATGCTCTGCGCCGATTGCATCCCACCCTTGTCGATCATGAGATATTGCGACAGATCGAGCAGGAGGATGTCACCCAGCGTCCCCAAGGCCGCGCAATACTCGACCGGAATCACCGGTCGTCCCATGATGGAGGCGAACGGGGATTGGCTCAGTCCACCGGCAGGCATGAACACCGCCTGGCCGCCGGTCCCGAAGGTCACTCCCATCCCATAGAGCTGAGGTTCAACCTCCTGGTTGATGAACCAGGCGGCATTCACCCTACTCCTGGCCCAGCACTGGGCCCATATCTTGACGATATTCTCAAACACGATGGTGGCAGCCGCTTGACCGGCTTCCTTGGCCACCGAAAGGAACGAACCGCTCGTCAAAATACCGAGCATCTCGCCTCCTCCTGCCCCGTTGAGGATTTCGTTCTCCATGCTGAAGCTGAACTCGGCAGGGAAGGCCTGCATGATCACCGCTTCGAGCGCGTCGGCATCGGCCAGCACTTCGTCCGTGGCATAGCACAGACCGAACAACTTCTTCAGATTCAATTCCATCTGCCGGAACTTCGGCTTGCTCGCAGCAACCGTGTCGGATTCGGCCGCACGATAGATCCGCACGCCACCCCACCGGGATCCAGTTGCGCGGCTGTTCTCGTCGATCGCGTTGATCTTGAGGCCGTTGGAATTCGCCCCAACCGGCAGTCTGGTCACGCGCTGCAGGATCTGGCCGCTCTCGTAGGTCCGCTGCAAGAGCACCGCGCTGAAGTCCTTCTGGACCAGAAAGCCCGCGTCGCTCGGCACGCTTTCAGAGGCGCCGGATGGCGCTCTATATTCGAGGCGCCGATCCCGGTTGCCGGTTCTGGCCGCTGTCATGACCGCCTGCAATTGATCTCCCAGGGTGCGAAATTCCTTGGTGGGATCAATCACGCGCCCTTCTTTATACGTGCCATTGTCCTGCCTGATCATGCACCGTATTTCCTCTTGGACGATGACGGGCTCGCGCTTGCTGCCTCCTCCGTCGCCTGGATCTGGCCTCGTCAAGCTCGGTTCCGGTTCGGCCAGCTGCTTCTCGTAGACGGCCAGCTTGCGCTCCGTCTCGATCTTCTCGTTCAGGATTTCAATCGTAGCGAGCAACCCCTTCACTTTCTTGTCTTCTTCGATAGTCAGGGCACGCTTCTCCTGATCCGCAAGATCCAAAATCTCGCGGGCCTCGCGTGCCGCTTCCGCTTTCTTTGCGCGTAGGTCCGACAGGCTTCCCATTGTTGCAATCCTCCCTCTCCTGAGGTTATCTCCGCTCCAACTCATTCAGACGTAATCTCAGGCTTTGGAGGGCACGTCTCTCGTCCTCCTCGGAGTGGCGCGCGGCCGGCTCCCCTGGATGCGAATGCGGTGGGCGCGGTTCGTTCCCAGGCTGAGATTTATGCGGCGGAATGGAGTGGGGATTGCCCGGCTCCTGCTTCCCTGAATGCGGCGCACGCGGTTCAGGGACTAATTGCTTTTTGATGGCATCAAGGGCGGCCGCCATGGCCGACCGCTCCTCCTGTTTCAACTCTTCTCCAGAATCGAGCTTGCAGAGCATGGCGTCCATAATAGCCCTGACATGAACCTCCGTCTGCGGGTATGCTGGGAAGGTGACCGTGCTGACGTCGAAGAGTCGCACCTCCAGCAGCTCCCGGAGCGGCATCAGCTTTTCTTCCTGAGTCCATCGATCTTTGATGGTTTGAAATCCAAAGCTCATCTGAGACACGTCGCCACGATCGATGCTGACCATCACGTCGCGTGCCCATTGTGCATCTGGCGGCATGATCGTGACCGCGAGGCCCTTCTCGTCCTCATGCATCCGCAGGGTCCGATTCGCTTTTCGGCCCCACACATAATTGGCATCATGGTTGTGAAGAGCCCGCACGTCAGATTCCTTCAGGGTTTTGCGAAAGGCACCTTTGCGCACAATCTCTTGAAATCCCATGATCGGTTGGCTCAGAGCGTCGAACACCGCCGCGTACCCTTTGATCACCGGATCGTCACCATCGATGCGATCGGTCCGCAATTCCGCGACGTCGATCCATCGTTTTTCAGTCTTGGCAGTGAGTTGAGCGCCTGGCCCTCGAACAGAGGCCTTGTCCCACTGCGAGTTGCAGACCGCGAACCGTTGAGCGTTGTCGGGAAAGTCATCGTTCATGGTTGGATTGGCCATGCACCGATCAAGGAAATCCTTTTTGCTCTCTCCATCATTTGGAGTTGGCAATGGCATAGTAACCTCACTTGTTGCGGACCTGCATGAGGACGTCCTGCTCGATCGAATCGGTTCCGTTGTTGAGGACCATTTGAAACGTCAGGGTGTAATCCTCTCCATGCGTGCCCGCGAGGACCAGCGTTCGCGCTTGTGCGCCTACAACGGTCAATGTGCTACTCCCAAGTACGCTGGCAGTCTTGTCTTGCCCATAGCTATCGATCGCCTTGATCGTCCCAGACAATAGCGTGGTGCCTGGCGGAAGTTTTGGCGCGAAATCGATCGCATAGGTAAATCGCTCGTAAGGTTGCTTCTTTAATATAACCATCATTATACTCCAATTTCTACATAATCACGTAATTCAGCAAGCGCGACGTAAACTCTCGCATCGGCCAGACCCACGTAAGACCGGCGATCGGCCAATTGAATGATTTCGGGGGGCAATAGCTCGGCCCTGATGACGGTCGGCTGGGATGTCACGATGGCCAGCATAGCACCAAGCGGAATGCGGAGAACTGGGCCGCTTAGGACGCCAACCTGGCCATCGATGATGAGCGCGCCAGCACCGCTGATGACGAGCAGACCAGTCATCCCCTGCTGTCCGCTGGCTGCCAGCGCACCCGTTGATGGCTGTACGATCGCTGCATGGAACAGAGACGGTGAGCTGGTCACGAAGTTCGCAACTCCAGTTACCGGAGAGATGAGTTGACCGAACGCAGAAGTCTGGCCAGCGAGTGCAAGCGAACCTGTCAGAGGAATGATGTTGACCGGAGCAAGCGCGGTTAACAGCTGACCTGTCAGATTTAGACTGGCGACGCCTGGCGCGCTCGTATTCGGGTGCTGCGTCGATGGCTGGGAACCCACCAGTGCTATGATTCCGAATTGCGGCGACGCGGTCAGATTCCATTGCGATCCTTGGGGAGTCGCGGCTAAACTGCCTGTGGCAGGAGTGAAGATGAGGGCCGTCAACAGTGCCGGACTTTGAATAGTCGACGAGAGAATTCCCGCATTCGTGAGGATGTTGAAGTTAACAGGCACGCTTTGCTGAACTGTTGGTTGCAGCCCTGTCAGCGCGAGCGAGCCAAGACCTGGGATGCAGCCACGATTCACGACGGAACTCGTGCCGGCCAGCGTGATGGATCCAGCCGCTGCGGTGGCATCACGATTCTGCGTTGCGATGGGGGCCGCTCCTAAAGCGATCAGATTGCCGGCCAATGGCTGGATCGTGATGAATGCTTGAGAGGCGAACCCGGTCAAGCTCAACGCGCCGACGGTTGGTCCCACGGCCAGATCTAACAATGCATTTCCTCCTGCAAATATCAGTGTCGCAACAAGAGGAGATTGTGGCCTTCCTTGAACTGGGCCGCTTGCGCTTGGCGCCAGCGCCAAAGTGCCGACCACGCCGATCTGAGTGAAGTTCAACAGTGGAGCAGACGCTGTCAATCCCATGTCTTGGGAAGGTGGCGTGGGATTTCTATAGAGTACCAACGTCCCGGTAGTTGGAATGATGTAGGCGGTGAAGATCTGGCTGAGCAGGGCGTTTTGGCCAACAACAGTCAGCGCGCCGATAGATGGTGTGCGCTCGCTGCTTCCAAGCTCAGTCGTGGAAGTTTGGCCTGCGATGATGATCGAGGCAATAGCGGGCGTGATATTAGTGTCACCAGAAAGGCCAAAGAATGCTAGACCGGACGCTGGGGTTTTTACAAATGGCGCTGGTTCAAGGCCTGGAATGCGTCCTGTTATCGAGAGAGCGCCAATGCTTGGTACGATGTTTTCATCCCCGGCCAGACCGAAAACCAATGCTCCGCTGAACGCAGATATACTGGCGCCGCCGCCTGTTGGCGGTGATCCAATGAACACCAACGATCCACTGGCGGGCGTAATGGCAGAAGCCAGGTTTGGCGCGGCGCCAACTATGGCTAAACCTGAGGTTAGAGGTTGAATGGAAAGATTTGAATATGGGGCACTGCCGCTCAATAAAATTGAGCCGACAACAGGCGATGAGAATGAGCCTTGGATGACTACAGGGGCGATCTGAAGGAATGCTGCCGACCCTGAGGAGGGCGCGACTGTTAGACTTAACGGTGGGCTGGTACCGACAATATTAAGTGTTGCGCTTAACGGCTGAAGTCCGAGGTTGTTGTTGGGAGCACTGCCGGCAATGAATACAGTTCCAACATCACCTCTAATTGCCCAATCGAATGTCGAGCCAATCCCGGTGAGAACCAAAGATCCAGAGGTTGGTCCAATTGAAAGATTTACGACAAGAGAATTGCCGCTTGTAGCAATCACGCCTGTGGTAGGCGTGATGGTCGTGTCGCCTGGCACTTGGAGGATTGGCGCAAGGCCGGTTACTGTAATGCTGCCAAGGCTCGAAAGAATGCCATAATTAAGAGATGGGCTAATCCCAAGGGCAATTGACGAACCTGCTGAAACATCTATTCTGGTTCCACGCTCAGTTGTTGGAGTTAGCCCAGTAAGTGCAGCCGATCCTACAATCGAGATGACGCTGAAATTCAGTTGCCCGGCGACGCCACTTGCGGCGATGGCCGTAACCGACGGTGTGAGCAGAGTTGACTGTATAGGACTGGCGGCCGATCCAGCGTATGAGATACTGCCTGCGGCTGGTGTGAGAACGATGCTTTGGACCGTGGTTGGGCCAACCACGGTGAAGGCTATCGATCCAACCAAGGTCTGCTGAATGGTATTGTTAATCAGGGTTGGCGCATAGGAAGTCAGCGCCACGGTGCCGTCTGGGGGCCCGCGAATAGTATTCTCTAATAACGAGGGTGAATTCGGCGACACTGTGAGGCTTCCGACAAGTGGAGTAACAAGACTACTCTGGCTAACCGTAGGTGCGGCGCTGGCTATAACTAATGCGCCAGCGTCAGGCGTGAGTCGAGTATCACGAAGCAAGCTGGGCGTGTTACCGTTGAGCGTAAGAAACCCGACGGTTGGAGTCAGGCTGGCGCTGGCCGCTTCATCCAAGCCGAAGAATAATATACCGCCATTTGTGATCAGCGCGTTTTGAGCGGCCACCGATGGGATGCTAGTGAGCACCAGAGCCCCAACTAAAGGAGCCATGCGGCCTAAGAACTGTACCGCTGACCCTATGGAGGCCAGAATGCCAACGATGGGAGAGAGAAGCAAGCTTTGAACTGGGCTACTACCGTTACCTGAGGCCGAAAGGCTAGCGATGGATGGTGTGCGTTGAGTTTTGCCGGTTTCACGAATGGCCAGATGGACCGCCGCCCGGTCATCTGAAGTAGTCGAAGAAAAGCCCACCGAGCGGGCGCCCTGCCCGGCCGTGGTCTCCAGCATCGAATCCGCGACTCGGTTTCCGAAATCAATGCTCAGGAGGCGGGTGCTATTCGCTCCGGGTATGCAGGTATTTGCTGCAGCAGCAGTCCCTATGGTCGAGAGACCCGAATTGACCGCAGCATACCGAACGCTGTTTGTACCTGGAGAGCCGTCGGTGACGCTCTGCTCTGCCAACGTGCCATCCTCCTGGACCAAAACGACGCCGGTGGGTTCAACATCGGTCAGCGCAGTCACCGAAATCACGACCGCATACATCTCGTTCCCGTTGTTGTTTCTGTTAACTCGTATCGTCAACGTCCCTGCGGGAATGTCTGATCCCAACAGCCAAGCCTTGCATCTGCCAGTTTCAGCAGCTGTATCGGCCGCTTCGCCACCGGTCACGGCTGGTACGTCTAGGTTCACACCGGCCGGATTGATCTTGACGCTAAGGGCGTCTCCGGCGTCCGCATTGACGTAAGTGAAAACTAATATGCCTCTGACATTGCTGGCGGGAGTGATTGAGATGTCGAAGGATGCTTCGTTCGTCGAACCAGCTGTCCCGGTATGTGACTCGACCGCAGTATCGTGGGCAACTGCCATTAAATCCTCATGATGAATGGACGATCTACGCTGTCAACAGGTCCATCGGTATAGACTTTCAGAAGCCGCATCTCAACGCTGTCTTGATAGGTGAGCGTCCGTCCGTTGTGTAAATGAGGCCGCTTCTAGCGTTGAATCGAACGTGCCCGCTAGAATCTCATCACCGGATTTAATCTCATCATTGAATTAGGTCCAGCGCACAGTTACCATATCTTCAGTTTCCCCTGACCATGGTGCGCGGAAAAAGTCCGCGGTCGTTGCGTCCGCTCAATCCGGCGGCCGCCAATATGCCATCGACAGGTGTAATGGATGCACTAGAGGTTATATCGGCCGCCTCAAAACTGTCGAACGTCGTGATGTCTCCATTGATGCCTATATATGAGCTTATGCCAGCGCGCAGATTGTCTACTATCGCCGTATCGGTGATCGGGCCAACGCTCGTCACGCCGTTGAGTTTGCCTTTGATTTGATCCCCGTTTGCTTCGACATACAGAGTCTCGCCGTCTGCCACATCCGCTGGATCGCTGGAACCAAGCTGTGTCTCCACGCCAGACACCCTTTTGGCCAACCTGTGCTCATCTACAGAGACATCAAGCTCCTGACGGCCGTAATACATGTAGCGATTCGGATCAGCGCCTGAGGGAGCGACGCGACACATAACTTCAATGGTCTCGCCAAAGTTCGTGCTAGCGTTGTAATTGACCGCAATGACTTGCGCGTAATGATCATCCGTCGCCAAGGCGGTTTCGCACCTAGCTACGCCATAGTTAGCACCGCTGCCTGAGGTAAACCGCGCTGTGTTCGTGGTCAGATTCCAGCCCGTCGTAACGACCTCCGTCCAGGTGTGTTGACAGGTGATGCTGGTGGAGTCGCCGCAGTTCCAGTTCTCTGTGATGATAATACCAAGCATCAAGAGCCATGGTGATGGATCCATGAGGATCGCCGCGAGACTGACGCCAGCGATTTCCGCCGCCGCACGTAGATGCAGAGCCAAGTGAGTTAAAGCCGCGATAGTATACTGGCGGCGATGGAGCGGCCCCAGATGAACATTGAGGCGGCCGAGATGATCAACTCTCGCCGGTCCCCAACCGTGCGTGGGAGGATGCACCATCAGTTCTACGACCAAATCATCGAACCGTTTGCTTCTAATACCTTGGAAACCGAGGCGGTGGCATAAATGGTGACGTTGCTGAGGACCAATGGCCTCAGATTCCTGAGAGGCCAATTGATAGAGGCGACGATTTGGATCATGCTGTGGTAGATACAACAGACATGCATTCAATCCGCTCCCGTGCGGCGTCGCTCCACCGTCAGGCCGAAGGTCGATGGCGGACCAGCCTAATTGCTCACTGCCGATGGGTCGACATGGATCGAACCTTTTCCCGCTCCCAATGTAAGGGGCAAGATAATATGGCATCACGCTTCTCTGTCCATCTACTTTATGGGGTTAAAGGCCTAATGCCTAAATCCATTGTTGATGGAATTCCTGCTATACTTCCAATTCCCCGCAATCCTGTAATTAAGTCCCCTCCTGTGCCTCCGAACGTGATAGGAACTCCGCTGCTGTTTGGGCTGCCATTACTGTCAATGACATAGAGATATGCGGTTGCCGATAGCCCGAATGTGTTCCGTTTCACGATGACTGTGATGGAATTGCTAGACCAAGCAGTTGGGATCTGAATCTCTCGTACCGCGCACGCCGTGAAGGTCGCCGCGTCCCCGACCATCACCCGCGCAAAGGTATTATCGATGTACACCTCGTCGATATGGTAGATGTAATTATAGCCGGTATTGTGGTACTCACCAAACGTGCAGTTGACGATGGTGTTACCGGCCGTCAGTGTTCGATTCATCGCCTGATCGTCCCACACCTGGCTGATTGCGCCAGGAGTGTGCAGCCACCCCCGTCGTGTCCCGCCGCTCAGTGCGAGGCCGATCTCTTCTTCATACGCAACCCAGGTATCGAGGACCGCAGATTGGCTCGATCCATTGAACAAGGCTCCTGGCGCATCAGACATCACATTATCGGTGCGCAGCACGGGATCTGTGTCTGGGTGACCCATCCCAATGTAGAGGTCGGCGCTGAAGGCGCTGTTATAATGGTCAGCGGGCTTGAAGTTGTCACTGAAGACGCCATTCTTACTTAACCGATGCCGGAAGAAGTAATAGAATTTTGCGCCATCACCAAGGGCCGTGATGGGGGCACGGATACGGATGTTCCAGTTGCCCTCTGCCGGGTCATCATCGCACACCGCACAGCGTGTCGAAAGACTGTGTCGTTGCTGAGTGTCCGTGATCGTGGGCTCGTGGTTAGTTCCCCCAATGCTTCCGGCATCCCAATTGGCTGGCCCATACAGTGGAGTTCGGCCTTCGATGTTACTCCCGAGGATGCCACTCTCGAAGTCATCCCACCAATGGGGAGTCGCAGGTGACTTTGTGCCAAACCCTGACCCGCTGATCGTCACGCTGTTCCCGTGGTTCCATGCGCCGCTCGTTGAACTGATAGAAGGGGGCATAATCGCTCCCGCTGAACAACTACAATCGAATCACGCCTTTTTCTAGGCCAGCGTGAACACCCCCGTCGCGGCCGGCAGGATCGTGAGCGTGTTCGGGCTCGTGATCGTAAACGCCGCCGTACTCAGTGAGCAAAAGCACAGCAACCGCCCAGTACTGCCAGTCAGGCTGTTCCTCAGCAGCGCGAAGCGAATGTTGCTGAGTGAGGCGCCGGAGGCCGTGAAAACCAGGCCCACCGTGGTGTAGGTGAATTTATACTGCTTAGCGGAGGCCCCGACCGTCCATTGCGCGGTAGCTGGAGCGACATTCCTGCCGTGAACGGCGTAGCCGCCTACGGCAGAGATTTCCGCGGCACGGACGGAATTCCACGTGGAGCGGGTCGAGAGGACGTGGATCCCAAGGGTGGTGGCGCTGTTCCTGAGGAGGCACATTTTGAACACGCCAGCGCCGAGCGTGATCGTGCCGTTACCGACATACTTCTTCGACTTTGCATAGATTTTCCACGTTCCTGCGGCCATGTCGCCCTCCTGGTCCAGCAAAGGGACCGGTTAAGGGCTTCATGCCGCTGGCGAACTGCCCGGTGATTACTTTATACTTTCCTTCGTGGTGTCCAATCTGATAGAACTACGTCTCCCGCACCCGCTTGATCTGCACACCATATTCCGAAGCTGTACAATATATCGTATTCGGCTTCGTTCTCCACTTCATCGGTAGCCGCATAAGCTAAAACAGCATCCTTAATTGTTTGTGCATCGGTCTTAGTCATATACTCTCCAACCCTACTAACGTGGCTGAACTTTTACAATTGGCGCGTTACCCCGTTCTCGTTGGATTTCAGTATCTACTTTCTCTGGAGTGATCCTCACAAGAGAACCGATCTCCATTTTTGTCACACCTCCTTGATAGCGTTCCAATGTGATGATGACTTTCCCTGTCGGTGGAGCATCGAAGCGTTCGATGGTCCCTTTCACCCAGGATGGTAATTCCATCTACGAAAGAAGACTTTCCAGGTTGTCTTCAAGATAGCCGTGAAGCCATTCTTCATTTATAGCAGATTCCTGGCCAGCTATCCATTTCAACCCTTCAATGGCGGTAATAATGGCACCGTTCGATTCTTTGATATTAGTGGAGAGAAAACGAGTACGAACGGCTTCCAGAACCAGTTTTGCTTTGTCTTCTGTGGTCATAGGCTTATTTCTTCCTCTGCCATCGATGCACCAGTCTTCAAAATGTGAGCAAGCAAACCATCGCCGTAAATCTCCAATTCAATCTCATTGCCCAAGAACTTGATCAGGTCCATCATCTCATGGGCCTGGCTGATCATGAAGGGATGACACCAGAAAATGCGTCCGCTAGGATCGCATCGAACGGCGACAACCAGATTATCATCATTTTCAGGTTGAGCATAGGCGTGGTGGCTGTTGCCGCTCAGACAGGAGTCGCAGCCGTATAGATAAAATTTCTTATAACCTAACATTCGCATCAATGGAATCGCCCGCAGCAGAACTGTAGAGCCGCCTGGGATACCCCACCATAATCCATCTTTATATTGTTCACTAAGGACATCCTTGATCATCTCGGTTGTGGTATGCCAAATAAAGGTCCGATCTTTCGGTAAACCCTCAAATACCGCTGGATCGCATTGCGAGGCGATCAGGTAGCGACAATCTTCGACAACCGGCTTGGTGAAACGAGCGTTGAAGGCGCGGGCATCGACGATGATCTGGGCGGATGGGATGAGGCCGTGCTCCAGCGCCCAATTATAAGTCCCGTTGAGGGTGATGAGTTTCACTCCATCGGCCCGCTTCTGTTTGATGTCTGCCTCAAATTCAGAGAGCGATGGCCCAGCACCGAGGATCATGACTTCAAGATCGTTCGTTGCATGTGGAGAGATCTGAGTCCATCCCTGAGCGATGTTGTGGCGTACATTCTTCCGCACCTGCTCTTCTTCGATGTTGAGCACGCCTACATCAACCACCTGCTTGCCGGTCATCCAGGCAGTGACGTAAAAGGCACAGCCGCCTTCTTGCTCTTGCGACCAATGGACGACGCACTCGCGCTTGTTAAAGTGCTCCAGCCACCAGGCATAAGGATGGAGGCTTACATGCAGCGGTTCTCCGATCAAGCTCCCGCATTTGTCTTCCGTGGTAGCGATTGAGAAAAAGACGTGCTGGCACGCCTGCAGAATGTTGTTCAAGACCGCATCCACCTTGTCAGGCGGGATGTGCTCCATGACGTCGGTGCAATAGCCGTACTCAGCCGCCGCCGGCAATTTCTTCTCCAGATCGGCCTTCAGGAATCGAAGGACGCCTGATTGCGTCGCCAAAGCATTGCGAATGTCAGGATCGAGCGAGTTTCCCACAAAATCCAACATCGTGACATTCATGCGCCCAAGGAGCGCAAGCATGAGCGCGCCTCGGCCCGTCCCGCAGCCGCAATCGATGATCGAGGCGCCTGGTCGTGGCTTGGCAAGGCTCAAAAAGAGCTGGGCCAGCGCTTCGCCTGGCGCCACGAGCCGGTATTCGGCCATCTCCCACAGCCGGCCATACTTCAGCGCCTCTGGATTGCCAGCCTGCACCGCAAGGCCTGGCGCAAACCCTTGCATGTCGCCTCTGGCGGTGCTCATGCTGGTTGTTCCTCTGTGTGCGCGGGTTCTGGTTGAGGAAATGGCCTGGCTTGCTCGATCGCTGGTTCTTGCCCAATCACCCCGATGTTGACGGGCCTCCAATAGTCCTCGCCACCTTGCTCCTCAGGGATCGGGTTCATGTCCTCAAGTTCTCTGATTTCGTTGGCGTTCAGCCAGCCATCGCCCTTAGCGAGGCGATAGGCGTCATAGCGACTCTTGATGTCGCCTCGCAACAGGCCCTCCACTAGAAAGCGGGCGAAAATCGTCCGGCGATCTTGCGGCGGCACCAAATCCATGAGAATCCTTTGTTCCCATCGCACCAGGTACGGGCGAAGGGAATACACCACGAACTCGATGCCTTGGTGCTCGATGTTGGTGAAGGTCGCGCGATCGAGGTCCTTCAGCATGTGTGGCGGGAGGTTGAACATCCTGGCCACCTCGGTGACCGAGAATTTCCTCGATTCGAGAAATTGGGCGTCGTCCGGGTTTATCCCCACCTGCTGCCATTCTGTACCCTCTTCCAGGATGGCCATGCGGTGCGCCTGGGTGAGGCCTTGGTGGGCTTCTAGCCATCCAGTCTTCAAGCGTTCGTAGGCCACCTTGCTCATAGTCTTCGGATGTCGCAAATATCCTCCAGGTCGGCTGTCATTCTTGAACAATCGCGCCCCGTATTCTTGCGCGGCGGCGGCCAGGCCAATGGCCTGCGCGGCAAGAAAGATCGGCGAAAATCCTGTCACGCCGTTAGAGGACAGCCCTCGCAAATGAAACACCCGCTCTTTGGCCAGGCGTATCCTCTGGTTAGATTTGGGCAAGAGAATCACGTAGCTCAAGGGGCCCAACGGGTCCTGCCTCTCCACGCTGACTCGGTCTGGATGGAGTGGCCAGAGGGCCACCACCTTGCCACCGCCATCGCGTTGGATTTCAGAATACGCGTTCCCTCGAAGCAAGAGATGCGCCTGCATGGTCTCGCGCCATTCGAGGCTGGTTTGCTCTGGATTCGGCTGATCGTGCAGCAATGGATAGAGCCAATGCTCAAGCGCTTTCTCTTTCCCGCGATCGAGCGATCGGTAGGTGTGCAAAGGCAGTGATCCCACGGTTTCGCTGAAGATGCGAACGGCGCACATCACCGCCATGATGCTCATGGCCGAATCGGGCGTGACGTTCACGCCGGCCGCCGTCTCGACTCCGCCCACGACGCGATCCATCAAGAGGTCGAGGTCGTCGAGCGTCATGCGGCGTTCTAGCAATTTTCGATGGATGCCCACGCTTACCCTCTTTTCACCATGCCATAACACGCGATCGTGAGCATGGTCCCTCCGAGGACGATCATGGCGTGCCACACGGTCCACAGAACCGTCACGCCGGAGAAGATGAGTGCGTTGGCGACCAGGAGATACCGATCAAGGACGTCGAATTCACGCCAGATCCCTCGCACGGTGTACGACACGTTCACAGGACTTTCATTCCTGAGTGATCGTAGACGCTGCCAGCCACGCGCTGGGCTCTGTCGAGGGCCATGATCAGCGCCACGATGCCGTCGATCTTCTCCCGGCTCTTGGCGCGGTCCGGTTTAATGTTTTGCGCCGCGTCAGTGGTGATCATGACGTTGTCAGCCATCCACCGCAGGACCGGATGACCGCCATGCAGGATGCGCTTCTGAAGGATGAGTCTGAGCAGCTCTTTCGTCGGGGCGCTCATGGACGCGTAGCCTTGCCCGAATTGGACCATCGTGAAGCCGTCCTCCTGCAAATCCGTCGAGATCGCGGTGGCTCCCCACCGGTCAAACGCGATCTCCCGGATCGGAGTCTGCGCGCCCAGCGCGTTGATCTTGGCGCGAATCGCCCGGAAGTCGATGACGTCCCCCTCGGTCGCCTCCACCCACCCGTCGCGCACCCAGGCATCATACGGCACCCGGTCTTTGACCACCCGCTGGCGGATGTTCTCGCGCGGGATCCAGAGCGTCGGCTTGACGACGTACGGGCCGCCGTCCTCCAGCGGCGAGAAGACTCTCACGAAGGCGGCGATGTCAATTGTCTGAGCCAGGTCGAGTCCGGCGAAGCACTCGCGTCCCTCCAGCGTCTTGTCGTCCACCTCGCCGCCGCACTTGTCCCAGGCTCCAAACGGCAACCACTTCGATTCCTGCGACGTCCACTGGTTCAGATGGAGGCGGCGGAAGGTGTTCTGGAAGGCTGGCTTCTCCATCGCCTCCTTGCACTGCTGCCGAAGGAAGTCAAGCTTGAGCGACACGCCGAGGTTTGGATTGACCTTGGCCCAGACGGCCTCGTCGGTCCAGTCATCCTTGTTGTCGGCCGCGTGAATCACAGCGAGAAAATGATCATCCGTCAGCACGCCGCGCAAGATCTTGTCTGCATAGTCGTGCTGCTCCCAGCACACGCTGGTGCGGTCGTAGCCAGCCGTCGTGATGTAGAAGTCAAGCGGCTGGCGGCGCGAGGCACCGGCACCCTTCAGCACGTCGAAGAGGTCGCGGTTCGGCTGCGCGTGGAGCTCGTCAAAGATCACGCCATGGGCGTTGAGGCCGTGCTTGGTCTTCACGTCGGCGCTCATCACCCGATAGAAGCTCCTGGTCGATTGGACGGTGATCTGGCGGCGGTAGATCGTCGCCCTGACCTGCAGCTCCGGCTCGAGCTCGCACATGGCCGAGGCGACGTCGAAGATGATCGACGCCTGCTCGCGGTCAGCAGCCACGCTGTAGATTTCCGCGCCAGGCTCCTCATCACAGAACAGGAGATAGTTGCCGATCCCGGCCGCCAAGGTGCTTTTGCCATTCTTCTTGGGGACCTCCACGTAGCAGACACGATAGCGCCGCGTCCTGTCTGGCCGCTTCCACCCGAACAGCGGCCTGATGATCTGCTGCTCTTGCCAGGGCTCCAAGATAAGTGGCTGATTCGCCTTCTCGCCCTTGACGTGGTGGAGGCATTCCCTGAAGAACTCGCACGCGGTGTCGGCCTGATCATGATCAAACCAAAACTGCTTGGCCCTGTCCTGAGGTGCGCTCCGCGCTGGCTCAGGCGGTGCGGAAGAAACGGCCTTTGTCTTTCTTACCTTCTTCGCCACGCGGCTTCCCAGCCATCACCCGGCTCCGCGCCGACGGAGATAAGCCCAGCTCCCCGACGTACTGGCGCAGCTCCTTCATGCACATGAACGCGATCGACACCTCTCGCCGCTGCATGCGCCCCATCGTCGTGAGCTCCGTCAGCGAGCGGGCTCTCCTGATGGCGCGCTCGGCTTTCATCCACCGGCCATAGCACACGCAATATCCTGCGAGCACGGTTCGGTCGATCCTGGCCAGCATCCCCAGCTGATCGAGCTGCGGCACGATGTACTGCCATTCTTCTAAGGCATCTTTATCATTAAGTACGGGTGCTGGAGGGTCCGGGGCTACATTGGCAGGCTTCGGAGCGTAGACGTTGATGCCCTTGCTTGGGGCCGTCAGCCCTTGGAGGAGTTTCATGCCCTGACTGTTCGGTTTTGGGCCAGGACGACTCATTCACCCCTCACTCTAATGAAGAATCGCGCGCGCGCCACTAAGCGCACGGTTTCTAGCCAACCGGCTAGACATTTGATGGCCCATCCCTCATCACCAAGGCTACGCGTGCTCTGTTGCCGAAGCCACCATCCTGCGCGGCAGTCTTCTGTGAATGACATGACCAACAGACGCCTTGCAGGTTGCGCCTCTCGTCTGTGCCACCACGGCTGTGAGACACGATATGGTCCACCTGCTTAGATGGCCTCACCTGGCACATGCGGCAGATCGGCTCTTCCATCAGGATGCGCCGAGAGAGCTTTCCCCACGCCTGGCCGTAGCCGCGCCTTGACGCTGGCTCTCTTTTAGCATACCCCCCACTATCCTCATCTGCTTGATGGATGAGGCAGTAGCGTCCTGAGGTGAGATGAGGGCACTTGTCTTTCCTGCATGGCTTAGGCGCCCGGTTAGGCATAACGGTTCATCTTCCTCGGGCAAGGCTCATCATGCCCATAATACTAATCTAACGCGAGAGAAAAGTAAATAATTTATTCTATTATGAAGAGCCGTGCGGCCATAGATTCGAGCGTAGAGCCAAGCAGATCCAACTCATCCATCTTGTAGCGCTGATAGAATCGAAACTTGCCGAGTCCATGCCAACCGCTCATGCCCTGGTGATGCTCACGGCAGAGTGGCACAACGAGGAAGTCTGACGCTCGCTGGCTCATCCCTTGCCCTTCCCTAACGTGGTGGAGGTTCGGCTGGCGAGCTTTGCCATCGTGCGTCCCGAAAGAGATCTCCGGATTCAAACACTGACAAAGGATGCAACCGATCGACGCGACGTTGCGCTTCCATTCTTGCGCAGTCATCTATAGTCTTCTCATCGAATGTTAAGCGATGCCTTTCCTTTTCGCCAGCCGCGCTTGGATGGTGGTGTAGTCAACCAATAGCGCTTCAATGTCGGCCTGTGGGACGATGGCGCTTACATCCACGTGAGCAAAATAACGCTCAACACGCTCGTAGGCTGTTGTGGCTTTCACTTGCTCGCTCATGGCTCCTCCCGCGCCACCTGTTCGCGGTACCACTGATGCATTCACTTCAGGAATGCTGCCCATATTTTCACGGTTGGCAGATAAACCACAATCTCAGTATCGCGAGCATTTTTCTTAACTGGTTCCTCTGATATGCTCCACTCCATCAAGTCTTTTAAGCGTAACTTGGGGCGCTTGAGACTAGCCTTGGCTTCTAATACAATCTCCTTTTCCAGCGTTGCAACACTCATGGTCCTCCCTTTAGCGCCTTCGCCATCGCCACCTCTGCCTGCTTCATCGCTGAGATGCCCTTTCCGTCTCGGTCCTCTCTTTAAGGAATCGTATACCTGGGCAACCAATGATTGAAAATTGATCAGAGCTTTCGCAACCCCATTCAGCGTGAGGCGGGCACCCTCAGCAAAAATGCGATAGCTACATATATCAATTCCCTGTCGTGCTGCTGCCGCAGCAAAATCGGCCTCCAAGGCAGTGTAGCGATTTTGCAGCGACTTCATATTGGCAAGCAGCGAAGGACGTGCTGGTTGAGCCGCCATTTGCCGCTCAAGGCGAGATATGGCTTCTGTCGTTGCTTGTATTTTTTCCTGAATTTCGACTAGCTCAGTCATGGAATTCCTGCTGGCAATATATAGAGAGCCATGCCTTTCAGGTCATCATCGCGGCTGAACCCAAATTGCCTTATCCAGTATGACCGCCACCATTCGTTTTCTGTTTGATCATACCCAGCGCGATCTTCTTCAACCCAAACGTAGCTATCGCACAAATGGATCATCTTCAAATTTGAGTTAACCCAATCAATCGCATCTCGTTGTGCGGTATTGGCATTGTCGTAGAAACTCTCTTTGACATGCAAGAGAATATCCACATCAGTTGGGTCAATTTTCTCTGTGATAAAACTGCCGTTGATCCATATCTCCCCTTGCACTTTCGCATTTTCCAATTGCTCGATCATCTTAACCAACCCTGACATAATGTGATGCCGAGTTGAGGATGTCTTCTCGAACGGGATAACACAAAGCGCCCTGATCTGCTCCACTGACATGGGATGAAAACCACGCTGGAGCAATGGACTGAGCCGCCTTCTCCCACGTCGCCTTCACCGCTGCGGCTTCCACGTCGCGGAGGGCGGCGGCAATCGCTTGTGTCAGTAACATGCGCTGGCGATTGCCTAACCAAATCGGAGCCAGGGCTGATTTCACGGTGTCGATGACCTGCTCCGCTCGTTGTTTATGATCCATGATGGCAGAACCCCACACCAACAGCCATCAGGAGAGCCAGGCCAAAGAGGATCACAAGAGCAAAATTTAGTGAGTATTCAAAGGGCGTCATGTATTCTCCTTCTCAATAGACACAGCTACATTGGTCCGCCCGCTGCTCGTTGGTCGGCTCCTTCGTCTCGTCGCTCATAGCTTCCTGAATTCATGGAGGTACACCGAGTCGGTTGGCCTATAGCCACGAACTGAATGTATCTCGTTCCAGACTTGAATAAAGTCCTCACGGCTCTTGCAGCCTTCTGGCTTCCAGAGGTCGGCCACCTGATCAAGCCCTATAGTCGATAAATCAATGATGAGGAAGGTTGCCCCGAACGCCTTGAACGTGTCGCCAGCATTGCCCATGACTTTCGTGCGGCTCGTATATATTTTCGTCCCACTCAACATGGGCTCACGAAAACGAGCTTTGAACGGAATCCTGACCCGCTGCGGCTCCTTCGTCTGCGGGGGCGTGGTGGGGGTCAGAACGGTAATGTCTCCTGATTCCAATGCGGATCTTCGAGAAACATCGTGCATTGCTCGTTGCTCAGGCCGTCTTTCGAGCGTGGGATCAGCACATGGAGAAAACTCTCCGGCTTGTTGCACTCATCAGAGTTGTAGAGTTCATGCAGCAGCCAAACCGTACACCAAGGCCCCTTCTCACCCCCCCCCTGATGGAGGCACCGATTGCAGAAGGCCTCCTCGTACATCATGCCTTCAGTACCGTTGGAAAAGTAACCCATCCCCTCCCCCTCCCTCGCAGCACCTTGGTTTGCTCGCTCACCTCGCCTCCTCCTTCCCATCAATCGGTCATTGGGTTCTCGCCACCCTTTATGAGCCAACGTATCGCAGCTTCCACACCCTGCTCATAGGTCATGCCGGGGTATTTACTGCCACCGCGATCAAACGCTTCAGCGCACTGGTTCAACACCGTGTCAATTTCAGGCTGACGGAGCTTTTTATCCATTACACTTCCTCCTTCCTTCGGTCACGGCGCTGGCGAATGGCCTCAGCAGTCTCCCGTGGTCTTGCGCCGATCATGCTCTCAGTTAGTAACGCGCACGCCTCATTCTCCCGCTGCTCGGCGGCATCGAGGGCCTTTGCTACCGCAGCAACCAATTCAGAAAAACTTACTGACGGTATGGCAAACTCGTTCCATAGTTCAGTGACAAGATAATTAGCTCGCTGCTGGTTGGTCGGCTCGCTCATGGAACAGCCTCCTCGGTGGTTGTCGTATTCAGGTTTAGATCGCTGAATGTGCTGCGACAACCATTGGGACACGGCCCGGCAGCGAACGCCGAACTAACGCGGGCAGCGCTTAGCTCTATCTCTGCCAGCGGATACGAGCGATTAAGTTCACTACCGCAATCCTTGCAGCGCAACACCAATACGAACAGCGGCTCCGCTCGTTGTTGGTGAGTCGGATTGCTCACGCTTCCTGGGGTATTAGAATCCATCGAGCCAATCCCTTCCGCACCAACGACACACCCAGGCACCCAAACGGTTCCATCGTCGGCACATCCAACTGCCACAGACTTTCCATTTATCTTGCGGGCGTGGAGAGTCAGTCATGGCTTCACCTTTGAGCCCGGTCGCGCATCTCGGTCATACCACGTCTCGCGTTGTTGAACCGCAGTGGCGAACACGGCGAGACAGCCTTCGAGGTACTGGGCGAGAATAAAATCAGGTGTGTTCGAGGCATTCTCCTGTGAGTAGCGGTTAATCAGGGTATGCAGTTCATCACGAAATGTAGTTCCCATCACTCCCCCTTTCGCTGGTGCTGGCGTGGTCTTTGGAAGCGGGCTCGTATGATCTTGAAACTAAGTGTTGAGGCGTATGACCGAATAATCTCCTCAATGTTTGAGCCATAGCTGCCATTTACGCTTTTGCCAACACCAATGTTGGCCCAAAATAACAACGCACGCAAATCAGACGCTGTGATTTCCACACTTACAAATTTGTCACGCATCTACCTCCTCCTTCCCCTGGTACTTGCGCTGCTGGCGGTCAAGGATACGTATATGAACAGTACTGGCATCGTAGCATCGTTGTCTCCCGCCACTTGGCCATCACCCTGATATACGAATCACCCCGCTCCGGCAGGAGCATCGTCTCCGGTGAATCGGCGAGGGAATAGTAGCAATGCCAGCCGAGCACGCCGCAACCAAGTCGTCTGAGCCATTTAATCACAAGCTACTTTGTGGCTAGGATGCGTCATGACTTCGTTCCCAGGGCTTCGGCGATCCGCCGTAAGGCTTCTTCCCGCGTGTTGCAGTTGAACGGCCCCACGACCAGTGCGACGAAGGCAGACTCACGCGCCTCGGTCAGATCCCGTTCGTCAAAGTATCGCTTAGCTTGCAGACTGCCGTTCACATGCTCGTAGCCCCACCATTTATTCATGGCTCCTCCAGTTAAAGTGGGCACGGGCCGGATTTGAACCGGCTGCGGTGATTAAGGCTAGGTGCGTGCACCGACTAGCCGCCGTACTTTGTGCTAAGTAGAGGCGTGTCCCCACCACGCCGCCGCGCCCGCTTCTTGTCTACGGTTTCCAAATCCATGGTGTGTCTCCATTTATTGATTCCGTTACCTTCCAGTAGTCGCACATCGCCTTCTAAACCAATGATGATGCATCCATCGCGGAAGAGCACCTTGATATTACAATTGCCCATCCTTTCAAGCACGGCGCACATCTGCCCGCGGCGTTCTGGGTGCCTCTTCTTCACCCACCAGTAACGATCGAATAACTTCGTGGGATCGCCAGTCATTCCATCCACCACGCTGTCATGGAGAAAGGAGCGGCGGTTAATTCAGCTTGCATCAAATTGACCGCCCGAATAACGCTGAAGTCCGATTGGCCTTCAGCAAAAGCGCGTCTGGATAGCCTTTCGGATACGGATTCCTGAGCGTGCCGCGCTTGAGCGACCGGACTTGATCAGCCACGTCAGCGCGCAATTCGGCGAACCGCCGCGCCGCGTTGCGTTCTTGTTGCCGCCGCGACAGACGCTTTGTCATCAACACTCCCAGGCGAGTCGGCACGAAGGGCACCAGTAGACCCGCGCGCCGTTAAGTGCCTTGCACAACAGCAGCATCGCGCGGTGGCATCGTTCACAATTCATAATTGGGCTACTCCCGCTCGCCGTGAAAGCCAATTTTCGCACCGCCGTCCGTCCATCCAGAGACGAATTGATCGGCGCCATACCGGTTCAAGAGCCGTTCGATCTCGGCTTTGGACCGATCGACAGTCTCGCGAGTCTGCGGCGCGTACCGCATTTATGTTCCTTTCAGCGCGAACCAGCGCGCGATGAGCAGCGCCTCGGCCACGCCGTGATCCTTCTTACGACTGAGCGGAGCATACGGATACAGGCGGATCGCCATCGCACGCGCCGCTTCCTTGTCTTTGCCAGGCAGCCTGGCCCATTTCTTCCAGACGTGCGGATCGGTATAAACCAACCCAATGGCATAGGCGGCGCAAATCCCGCGCACGATGCCCGTTGAATCGCCCAAGCTGAACGAGGTTTGGCTATACTGATCGGGGAATGGCCGCTGACGCTCTAGCACAACGAATCCCATTGGTTTCCCATCGAAATCAGAGATCGAACGTCTCTTGAGTTCAATTACGCTGACGTTGGTGGCAATCAAGCAGGCATGGATGGTTTCGGCCAGCCAAGCGGCGTTCACCTCGCGCTGAGATTTGTTCTTCAGCATCGTGAGCATCGGCCAGGCACCGACGTAGTGGCCGTCTTCAGCCACGAGACCGAGACCGCCGGTGAGACCTGGATCGATACCGAGAATGAGCACGATCAGACTCCTTGATAATCAATCCCCAGAATGAGCATGCTCCAATTCCTTCCGTCCGAAATAATGCGTCAAGACGTGCTTGGCGCAGTAGTCGAGGGCCGACGTCGCCATCTTCACCTTGGGATCGCCGACCACCGGCCCGCAGATGATGCCCTTCGTCCAAAGCCATCCATCGATGATCTCATCGAGCGGCGCGCCGTACTGCACGGCGATGCTGGTCATGCGGGCCACGTGATCGAGCAGGAAGCGCTCGGCGTCACCAGACTTCTCCACGACGATGAAGATCTCGCCAGGCCGCCCGTCCTCGAAGAACCCGACGTCCAGGTAGAGGTTCCTGCCGCCGATGCAGACCTTCCGCCTGACGGTTTCACGACGCGACGGCAGCTCGCGTCGTAATTGCCTTTCATCCATCTTTCATCCTACAACCTAAGAGCGGAATAAAGAAACCATTGAGCTTCGATCGTGACAACCTCTTCTCGGCCTCGCGTCCATACGCGACGAGAACGCTTGGGCCAGTCGCTCTTCCAGAGTTGTCGCGACCATCAAGTGCGACGAAGGAAAGCCGCCCTCTGAAGAACAACATGGCATCAGCCCTTTTCCATACTTGGTCATGAAACCAGTTAGCTTCAGTCCTCGCATAGATCAAGGCGATACCGTTACCATGGTCAGCAAGTCGCTCAACGAAACGACCAGCACCAGGGCCGTACGGAGGATTAATGAACACGAATCATAGCCATGGACGCCATAGCCCGTTGAACTCATCTGTCGTGCATGGATCATCATCGAATGGGCCGAGCGCGGAGAGCAGGAATTGTGGCGTACCCCACTCGCAGCTTTTCCCTCGGAAGCCTCTTTCATGGATACTCATTGTTTATCAGGTTCGATGATCACCTTGAGCAGCACGCCTGACCCGCTAGGCCTACAGAACTGCAGCATCTTCGCCAGCTGCGGGAGATCCGAAGCAGGCACGTCAAGCTTCAGAACCCCGTCGCCACTTCCCGTCCACATGAGCACCTGCTTGTTAGGGTCAAGCGACGCGCTGAACGTGATGGTCATGGCATCACCTCAATCGAGACATAGACTGACTTCCCGTTTCGCTGCGCTTCGGTTTTTCGCGCAAGCTTGAGCCACCTGAGCTCAACGAGGCACGGCCCAGCCGTGTTCACGAGCCATCCGCGCTCAGTCGCAAGCTCTTCGCTCGTGATGCCGGCCAACCCCTTTGCGCGCAGGGACTCTGCCGCCTCGATGTTGTGCTGACCAGTCAAACGCGTCGGGCGGTGGCACGTCAGCATCAGCGACGGGAGCAGGAAATCCAACTGCGGAATGACACTCGTCTTCACGCCCATGCTTATCTCCTCTTTGAATTCATATGCTATTCACCGCCTGCATATATCCATCACGATGCTTCTTTGACCATGAGTGCCAGCAGTCACTGCAAAGCGCGCGACGTGACGCGAGGATTTTAGAGCCACAGCCACAGCAGAACTGCCCGGACATCAGATCATCGCATTGACCGCTTGTTGCAATCGGCCTGAGCCAGCTCCCGGCGCACGTCCAGCCGCATGACCAGTTCGGACTAATGACTGCCTTGAAGCCAGCAGCCTCAAAATTAGCAATGATGCGCCCAGCCATCATCAGCCAGTCACCTGGAATCTTATGGAAGTCAATGATGATCGCCCTCAGCGTGGGCTGCACGATTGGCAGGCCATATTCTCCTCCCTCAATGTCAATCTTTACGATTGAGGCGTCAGCTACAGCCTCTTCATATTGCACAGCCTGGACGGTAACCGCGCGCGCCTTGCGATACGACAGGACGGTGCTGTTCGTGACGCCGATGCCAGAAGAGATGAACAGCTTGATTGATGAGCAGCCGTCACCAACGACGGCAGCACTGTGCAGCTCAAGGTTGGGCAGCTTGGTGAGCGAGAGGACCTCGAACGTCTCTGGCGTCGGTTCATATGCTATGACCTTTTTCACTGGAAATCGTGCAGCCCTGATGGCATACGTTCCGACGTACGCCCCGATGTCGACAACGACATCTGAATGCCGCAGTTCAATCGACTGACATTCTTTCATCGGCGTGATGAACGGACTACGTTTGCCGTCATACAGTACATTGTGTCCGCCTGGCACGCCACCGCCAGCCACGTGTTTATAACTGATCATTGAATGATTGCTCGCCACGTCTTGCGCATGAATCGTCTTGCGGCACGACGATGACGCGCGCTGTTCCACCAGCGATTGATGCCGCTCGGGTGCGGGACGATGGCCGCCTTGAAGGTTGACCAGCCTCGCGCCATTCTCCAGCCATACGACTGCCACGTCAGCGCGTCGTGATCGACGCCGAACGCCTCGGCCGTCGCGAGCCCAACGAACAGCACCTGCCGTCCGTTGAACGTCGAGGCGACTTTCCTTGCTCTGACCTTGGCCGCGGCCTTTGGAAACCGATCTCCTTTGCCAGCCTTGCCTGGCCATGCGTGAAGCACGTTGAGGCGCACCGTCTTATGAAGATAGTCTGACATCGTGCAGCCGAACAGCGAACACAGCTCAGCGCCGGCGCGACCTTCCAGCGGAGTCAGAGGATTGCCGACGCGGTTCGGTGCCTGACCTACGAGAATCAACCGAGACGTAAGTTCAGATGGCCCGAACAGACAGCCTTCTATTATTTCTGAACTAGTGGACACGGCGCGCTCCTCTCGCTTTCTCCGTCGATCTGAAGCACCATCCCATAATTGTCGATCCCCGGGGCGACGTTGAGATCCGGCCGCTTGATGAGGCGGTTCGCTCTGAATCCACTGTAGTCGACTTGGTGCTGCCAGCGGTTCCATTTGCGCGTGATCTGCACGACGTCTGGGTGCTGCTCTTTGAGCGACTGAGCCATCAGGAGGCGCCCGTCGCCCTGATAGAGCTCATCGGTGTTCCCGCCCATCATCGTCATGGTCGGGAGCTTCTTCGCCAAGAAGGCGTTGAACAGGATCGTGCACCAGCCATCCTTCAGGGCGCGGAGGGACAGGTCCGTGTCCTCATTGTAGCGCCCGCGCCACCGATACGGCAGATCGTTGCGGAGCAGGATGCACGAGTAGATCCGCGTGTTCAAGTAATACGGCGGCACCTTGTCCTTACGAGGCGCGAACATGTAGTAATGCGGGCCTGCGATGGCGACGTTCTCGTAGCGGTCGACGAAGTCCTCCATCGCCTTGAAGATCGCCGCGGTCTTGACCGGAATCTTGGTGTTCCTGTTCAGGCGCCAGAACCTGTCGATGTTGTCGTCCATGATCCAGTGGCGCGCCGCGCCAGTTCCGAGCGCGTGATGCCAGATCCAGTTGCGCGCGGGGATCGAGCCCTGCCCGAGGTTGTTGAACGGCAGCGTGAGGATCTTGCGAGGCTCGATGACGGCTGCGTACTGTTCAAATTCCTGCGGCTCGATCACGATCGAGTAGGCGACGTCGAGCTCGTCGAGCGACTTAGCCGTGTGCCTCGTCTCCCATCGCCCTTTCGAGATGATGTAGATCGGACAGCTAGGGTGCATTGACGTACCGCCTGTCATAGATGGTCGCGATGGCGTCCGGTGGAAACCAGATCGAGATGGTCTCGAACGTGAGTCGCTGCCCGACAAGCCGTGCGAACGAGTGCATGTCTTCACGCGTCTTGAAGTGAACGTACAGCGTTTTCCACGGATTCAGATCTTCTTGAATGAACTCAGGCATGCCATGCCACTCGGCCTTCCACCACTCGTCAAAGTCGATGAACGCCGTCTGCTCGAGGTCACCTCGCTCCGCGTTCGCCTCGATCGTTTCCTCGACGATCTCATCTGCGACCGGCTCGCCGATTTCGTCAAGCTCCCCGTTATCCTCGACGCTGGGCAAGCAGCCCACGCGTAGTACCTCTTTAGCTTGAGGAATCTCGAACTCCTGAAAGAGGCCAAACTATTCAAACTCGCTCACGGCTATGCCTTCAGCAGCGTCAGTTTCTTCGCCAGGTACGCGGCGATACGCACGCTGTTCCCACTCAAGCCTTGAACGAGACATTCAACAGTGATCTGACCTTTCGTCATGCCTCCCTTGGCGCGCAGAGCCTCCATGACGCGCGCCATCTTGCCACGCTGAGGCAGTCGCAATTCATGCGCTTTCCGCGGCACTCTTCGCTGAGGAGTCGGCCGAGAGGCTTTCGCTGCTTGTGATGGCTTCGGCACGGCTGGCATGGCGCTACCCTCCTTGTGTCAACAGTTCTGCGATCCGCCGCTGATCATCAACTCCAACTCGCTTCGTCAGCAATACAAGTTGCTTGCTCAAGGCCGCTTCACGGTGTCTCATATTCTGAAGCGATAGTTCAATGCGATCGGGCCGCGGATCGTCTGCTGCGGCCTTCCGCATCTTCGTCGTCCACGTCAGCGCCGAGGCCGTCTTGATCGCTTCGAACAGGTCCACGCCGAACTCCTCCAGCGTGATGCCGGGTTGGTGCAATGCTCGATGCAGCATTAGAGGCTGCACTCGGGCTGTCCAACCGCATTCGCATCTGTTTCCCTCAAATTCAGCTTCGCATTGACCGCAGATCATGGACGCGCCTCCTTGAACTCTTGGGCTTTTGTAAGCCACATGCGGAACGCCGCGTCCCAGTCCTTGTACTGGAGGCCCTTGGCGATGCATCGGTCCTTGAACTTCACGGCCTCGCGGTGGACGTTCACGCCGAGCCCTTCCGCGATGATCTTGTGCCGATCAGTGAAGTGCCAATCGGTGGGCAAATCAACCATGACGCGCCGACTCTTTTCCTTCTTTCTGCAGTCATGATTATCAGATAAAGAAAGAGAGAGAGGAGGAGTTACTGTTACTGTTCCTGTTACTGTTACTGGTGGTGAACAAGCCTCGAATGATTTAGTGAATGATTGCCTAAATGATTCCTTGAATGATTCAAGCAATAGTTTAAGTGATTGATATACATGATCTTTTAAGTGGCACGACGGGAACTCGTCGTACACTTTCCCCCAGTAACGAAGCACGTTCGGATTGCGGGGATGGTTGGGTTGGCGGTCGGTCCGGAAGAACTTGGGAAAGCCGATGACGAGGTGTTCCTCGCAATGATTCACGAAATCATTCCGGGCTAGTTCGGTGAATGATTCCCGGTATCGTTTCATTGTCCATTTCCCACGATTTCTGTCTTTGTCGGCAGCCAGCCCTTCAAGCGACGTGCGGAGCAGTCCAAGCGGGGTGCTTGCTGGGTGGGTGAAGATGTGAAACCACACCAGTTGGGCGTCATCAGAAAGGAATGGGAACTTATCATCATTCCACACATACGTACAGACAGGTCTATAGATAGACATGGCCAACAAAGAAAAAGGGCTTCAGGCCTCAATCGCAGTCCCAATCAAAGCCTTGACCCTTTCTCTCTTGCCGCGTTGCCGTGGCAAGCTCTACCCTGGGACTGCAGGGATCGTCTTATCGTGTCACGTGACCGTCTTGCCAGCTGCCACCAGCTCGCGCTCGTAGAAGGCTAGCATCGTGCAGACGTTCCGGCAATAGACCTTGTATGGCATGTTGACTGGCCGCTCAAAGATCCGCTTGCAGAAGGCACATGCTCGCTGCTCCATCGGCACGGTCCGGCGCCCACGTCGTTGGGTCTTGATCTGCATGAGCATGGATTATAGGCTATTATCTGGCTAAAATAAAGTGTTATTTTCTGGCCTTCTACTGAGACTTGATCAACTCTCGAAACCTTGCCATGAAGTTCGATCGCTTCTCTAGCGGGAGCGTCAGGCCCACTTTGACGCGGAACGCTGGCTCAGCCATCAGCTTGCGGAATACGTCCGCGTGCTCAACTGTCGCATCGAGCATGAATGTCCTCCAGTCGTCATCGCTCACTTGAATCACGGCAGGTTCAGCCTGTTTCGTGTCCGGTTGTTTCGCAGCCGCAGAGGGTTGCTGCGCGGCAGGTTGATGAGGCTTATCGTCGGCAGCAGCCACTTCTGTCCTGATCTTGAGCTCTTCGTTGATGGCCGCGATGAACGCCTGGTCGGCAGCGTCCCACCGCGTGTCCCGCTTGTCGTCACCGAGATGACGCTGCTTCGCCGCGAGCATGACTTTAAGGTCATCGACCGGCACGCTCTGGTCAGTGATGGCCTTGCCCTTCGAGCTGCCGAACGGCAACGATGGAGCTGGCTTCGGCTTGGCCTTCTTCTCGGCCTTCGGGAGCGGCTCGCCTTGCGCCTCGGCCGCGACCATCTTGGCGACCGTCTCCTCGTCGAGGTCAACTTCCAAGATGTCGCTGGCGGCCGTCGCCCCCCTGGAGGCCGAGATCATCGCGCGCTTAACTGCCATCTTGAGCACCGTGTTAGCCAGGTCTGCCACATTCTGTTTGACCTGCTCGATCTCCTCGACCTCGTCTGACTTGTACTTCTTCCTGAACTTGATCCGGCGTTGATCCGGCGGCACAGATTCGTAGTGCTTGGTGTTGAGCGCCTTCTCCCACTGATACTTCTCCTCGTCAGAGGAGGCTTCCCCGAACGCCTCGCCGACGAACACTCCGCCGTGGATGGTGTAGAGGGCGCATCGCACGCGGTAGCGATACCGCTCCGGCGGCTGGCAGAGGTCCTCGACGTGGAGCTTCGGGGCGAGCCGGAACGTCATGTTGATCTTTTCGGCCCCCGGCAACAAGAGAGTAGGCCTATCCCCGCACCCAGGGATCTTCCCATAGTGAACACCCTCTTGCATGACGTGATCGAGCAACTGCTGAACGATCCATGCCTGCCCCAGCATCTCGGCGACGGTTAACGGTCGGTCCGGCGGTGCGACGACAACGGCGAGTTCCTGCGTGTCTAACGCTTCATTGGGCATAACTCCTCCTTTGTTCCTTGTTGATTCTATCAATTTCCTGCTGACCGCATCTCTTGCAAAATATTCCGATGCTCGCATTGCTGGCATTGAATGCCTCAACGGTTGCCTTCTTTCCACACTTGCATGGCTGTATGAGAGATTTTAGGTAAATGGCCATTTATGAACCATGCTGGCGGCTCCACTGCAGCAACCCCAGCGCGTGCAGCACCGCTGCGTCGTGATGTGGTTCCTGATCCCACAAGACCATCTGCTCATCGACCGCTCCGGTCCCCCTGTCGATGCGCACGAGCACGCCGAGCCGGCAATCCTGATAACCGTCGAGCCGCCGGTACGTGCGCGTCTGGATCCGATGCGCCTTGATTAGGGCTGCCGTGAATTTGAGCTCGATGATGGCCTTGACACCGATAAGATGTCGCTCTGAAATGGAGAGCACGCCCTTAAAATCAGGACAGCCAGCTAATCCGTATCGCGTGTTGACTGAGGGTTGCTCGATGCAGAGCGGGGTCGGCTTGCGCTTGTCGCACCACTCCTCAAAGCCTCTCAAGG